GGGCGCCAACTCGACCTCCCCAGCGGCACACAGACTGGCTCCGGCTCCCAGTCCGCGCAATCGTCCAACTCGGTTGCCTTCTACTCATGCCCGGAGTCGACGACCTACATCGACCCCACCAATTCCACGCAGACCGATTCAGCCTTCTGCCCTACGTTCAACTTCGGATACTCAGTATCCACGGCGGGGGGCAGCTCTACGACCGTGGCGGGCGCGGTCGGAAATGTGCTATCGAGCCTCCTCACGACGCCCACGTACACTCTTACGTCTCAGAAATCCCTGGGCGTCACTCAGGGATTCACGTCCGGGACGACGACCGGAGTGACATTCGTGACCTCCTCCGGCTCGGCCGGCCTGTCCACGAGTTCCACGTCCCAATCCTTCCAGAACGTGTTCACGCAAACTCCGGGCAACACGATCGCCACGCTGAACGCGACCACGCTCTCGACCGTGAACGGGGTCACGCATTCCTCGACCGCATCGCAGCCCTTCTATTTGGGATCAACATTCGCCTACAACTCTACCACCCTGTCGTCGACCGAGACCTACGTCGCCAGCGTCAGCACGACGTCAACACGGGAGAGCTCCTATCCGGATTCGACGACCGTTACGGCAACATCAACGACCACGCAGGTCGGGCCCCCGACATCGACCACCACCACGACCACGGAGAACTCCTCGACCACGGCCTCGAGCGCCGACACATTCACGTCTAGTTCGTCCTCCTCATGGACGATCACGGCAACGACCTACGCTACGACGACCGCCGCGCTGACGGACAACATTGGGACGCTTGTCTTGGCCACATCCACGGACTGGCCATGGTCCGTATCGACGACCGGGACCGATGCCATGACCAGCATAGGGGCATCATTCTCGGCGGCCACGTTCACCGCGGACATGAACGCGGGATCCGCCCCGTTCAACCTCGTGGACTTCTCGGCGCCGGCTGTCACGGTGACGTGGTTTCCAACCAGCTTCGCCTTTGCGACGACGGCTTCGACCACCTACACGTCGAGCACCTCCACCTACCAGGTCGCCGTCCTGCCAACGGCCACGGCCTCCTATGCGACCACGGGCACGAAGACCACCGCGAGCCACACCGTGACGCTCGGGGAGACCGTTCCTCTCACCCTTTTTTCCACGGCGACGATCAGCTACACGAGTTCCCTCACGACGCAGCTCCTTTACAGTTCGTCGACCACCGTGAGCTCGACCAGCAGCGCCCAGTCCGGACCCAGCTTCACGAGTTCGGCCAGCGTGACATACACGCTTACGACGACCTGCGCCACCGGGACGACCACGAGTTCGATCAGCTTCACCTATCCGTCATTCCTCAGCCCGACCCACACGGGCACCTCGACGGCCGCCGGAACGATCACCGTCACCTTCACCGCATCCAGCTTCAAGGGCACGGCGACTTTCGTCAACCTGTCGTATTCGTCGTCGGCTACGAACGTGGCCACGCAGGCGGCCGGCGCCACTCTCACGAGCGCGACCACCTCCCTCACCTATCTGCAGCATTTGCAGACCTCGGCGCTGCCTCCTACGTATGCGGATACCACGATAGGACAGGGCTGGCAACCCACGCCAACCACCTTCGGAAGCTCCGAACCCATAGGCACCAATATCTCGGGGCCTCCCAACGTCACCTTCGGGGCAACGGGCTTCCCGGCCAGCGTCAGCGTGGCCGTCGTGCCCTCGAGCACGACGACGACGCGGGTTGGCGTTCCATCGACCACATCCACAAGCTACGCCGCTGCCATCGTCGGTGCGGTAAACTCCACTCTTCAGAACACCATTCAGACTTCCGTCATGGGCGGATTCGACTGGAACTCGACCGCCTCCACGGTCATTTCCAACACCGGGGGAATCGAGCGGATAACGACATGCGACAGCTTCTCGAACACGGGCACCACGCAGATCACATGGTCCGGCCCGGGCACCACTTCCAGCGTACTGCCGGGTGATGGGATGGCCGCCGAGAGCGTGCCCATGGTGGCCACCAATTCGAGCATGGACACGCCGATCAACTTTATTAACTATCCAGCCTACCCGGTTTCCAGCTAACATCGAATTCCCATGAAACGCCTTCTTCGCGCGCTTGCACTTCTCTTTTGGCCGATCGCCGGGCTCGCCCAGCAACCCTATCTCGGGCCAATTCCCTCGCCGTACACGCCCCAATCCTATGACTATGTGTACGTTTATCGGCAGGGCTTCGGGGGCAACACCTTCGGGGCGATGGGGCCTTTCACCATTGCGCAGCTCGGGGGCGCCCTTTCTGGCGGGTCGGTCGGAAACGTTTATGCGCCAGCATCGGCGACGATAGGACACTTGGCCACGTTCGCAAACGCGGTCGGAACCATACTGGCCGACGGGGGAGCTGCGGCGCCAGCCTCCACGAACAACACGGTCTATGTCGCGCCCATTGCATCAGGGTCCGACATTTTGGTTCCGCTAACTGCAGCGTTCTCCGCGATAACCGCGTCGGGCGTGAAAACGACCCTCATCCTTCCGCCCGGTTCATATACGTGTCCGTCGATCGTCAGCGCGGGTGCCGCAACGGCGCCCAACAATTGCACGGTGCTGGCCTATGGGGTGACGGTGACATATCCAAACTCGATCGTCGGGGCGCCGAGTTATCCCACGCCCTCATTCATAGTCGGAACCGACGTCCAGAACTTCCACTGGAAGGGCGGCAGCTTCGTGGGGAACGTATTCAATCAGAACCTTACCACGTACACGAACAACCCCTGGCTGCCGAAGGAGGGCGTCATCACGTTCAACTTCGGGGTGTCGTCCATCGGATGCTCGAATTGCGAGTGGGATGATGTGGACGGCTTGAATACCGGAGGCAGCGTCATAAAGGTAGCCGGCACCAACAGCGGCACGGCATCCAGCTACACCTATAATTTCAACAACATAACACTCGCCTGCGCGGGAATCACGATCGTCAACCCGCACTTCATAAACTGCGGGCAGTTCCTTTGGGACTACGGCTTCCTTTGGATGATCGACTCGTTTTACCAATACAGCGTGGGGGGGGCGAACACTGGGAATTATACGGATAATCAGTTCGCCATGGCCCAAGCGTACATGATTCCAAGCTCTCTTTTTCCCACGGTAGTTTTTAATACGGGGAACGCAAACATAACTTTCGGGTCGTCCACGCTACCCTCAAATAACACCACCGTTTCCTTTTTCGTGTCGAAGGGAGGAACGTTGCCGACGGGCATAAGCCCTGGTCAGCAATATTTCGCCGTAAACGCCTCGGGTTCGACCTTCCAGGTGTCTGCGACCTCCGGCGGAGGCGCGATTCAAGTGACAGGAGCCGGATCGGGAGTGGAGATGCTCTCCAACCTAACGAATGCCTATAGCAACATGTTCCTGCCGTATCAAGGAAGCCTGTCTGGTGACGGTGCGATCAATCTTCAAAACTGTGAGAATAACAACATAGTCGGCGGAGAAATCACATCGCCGGGCGATGCGATGTTCCTTGGCGCGTGCGAGGATACCAGCGTAACCGGCCTGAGAATAACGAACGCGGAAATGGGAATGCTTTGGATCTCGGGCTGTCTCCGGACGAACGTCTCCGGCGGATGCTACAACGCCGACCTCGTTTATGGGGGGTCTCGGGACTTGACCGTTGAATACGGATCGACCGATACCATCATAAGCGGAGTGGTGTTCAACGGGGGACGAAGGGGGGCGGTCCTTGATAGTCCCAGCGGTCTTCAAATAAAGAACTGCAAATTCTACGACAATAACAATGGGAGCGTGGCGAACTATGTCTACGGGCGTGTGAATCCGGCCACCGGAACATGGTATGTGTATTCTGACTTCACGCTGCTCAGTACGGGGACGACAGTGTGGGCTAATGTTTCCTTCACCGGCAACGACATCTTTAACAACTCGGCGCTTAATGTCTTGGACATCGAGTACGGCGGTTCGGCCCTCGTTTGGGAGGACAACATCGTCGCCGGCAGCCATCAATCCCTCAAGAACGAGGGACAGACAATCAGCGGGATTTATGTCGGCAGGGGAGTCGGACTCGCGGGCTACATAAGCCAGCTCAACAACCAGTCCCTAGGCTCCAATTCAACGAGTTTCACGATAGCCAATCCCCTCGGCAGTTCCGTTCAGTCCACAACCAGCGTGACATTCCTTTTTTCAGTGTTCCCCATGAACGCAAATTCTCCACAGGCTACGTACACGAGTTGCACCAACACGACCGGAACGGCTACAATCCCGGCGACGACCGGCGCCGTGTCCTACTACTACACTTTTCAGGAGATACCCAATTGAGCCTTGTCGTAACCGTCGCCGCGACCGAGAGCTATTGCTACGCGATGAAGACGCTCGGGCGCAGGGTGGCCGCGAACGTGTTCGCCGCGGGAATCACCGAGCCGGGTGTCGCCATCATTGCCGGCGACAACTCCCGCCAGGTAAAGGACGCCGTGAAATCGTGGAAGGAATCGCTGCCCGCCAACTGGACGATCACCCATCTTAACGCCGGGGAGGAAAAGCCGGACGAGCCGAACTACAAGATAGCGGCCCAGATGTTGATTGCCACCTTGAGGGGAGCAGCCTTCACCGAGGCCCGCAGGCTCAACCCCGAGTTCTGCTGGTCGCTGGACAGCGATACCCTGCCGCCCCCAAACGCTCTGGGATGCAGCATGGACATGCTTTGCTTTGATGGCGGATATTATTCCGTATCCTCGTGCCCGTATCCCAACGAGGCGTTCCTTGGGGGGCGCGGGACGCAGTTCAACACGATCGCCCAAGACTACATCGAGGACGAGAGGATACTGACGGACGAACTCAAGGCCGAGCGCATTGCCCTCGAGGCCGAGATCAAGCGCCTCAACGACGAAAAGGTGAAGGATCTGCCGCAGGAATTCAAGGATCGCAGGAAGAAGTATGACGAGGCGGTTAATAAATGCCCCCCCGACGGCAATGTTTTTCAAGTGATCGCCAAGCACGGCTGGAGGCGCCGGGGCTGGTTCGAGACGGCTTATCCGGGCATAGGAAAGGGGTCCGTCGTCCCGTCCGACTGGTGCGGATTCGGCTGCACGCTGATGAACCCGCAGGCCCTTTCGCTCGCCAACTTCGAGGGCTACGACGGGCAGGGCACGGAGGATCTCTACGTCGTGTGGAGGCGCTGGTGGCCGGCGGGACTTCGCATCAACTGCATCCCCCATTGCCCCTGCGACCATGTGATGTGGGCCAAGAAGAAGGGCGGATCGCCCGACGAGTACACCCTCATTCTATCTTTACACGAGACACAGGGCGAGTGTATTGGGCATCTGCGAACCATGAAACAGCCTTGGCGCGAAATCTGATGCATACCAACCTGCCCGGACAACGCAGCGGCATGAGAACCCGCCCTCTTTACTCGGGGCGCCAGACGAGCGCATCGGGGATGCCCAAGGGGCCGGGACCAGTCGGCACGGCCGCCAATCCCTCCCCCGCTGTCCCAGGCGTCACGACGGGCTTGAAACGAAGCCCCCCGACCCCGAACTCGGGAGGGATCATAGACGCGGGCGCCCGCGGACGCCGCATTCTGCCGACCGATCCCAACTACCGGGGACCGCTGGCCACCGGCTTTGGCGCCCAAGCCCCAAATACGCCTCAGGCGTGGCGCGGCGCGGTAAGGCCGACCGCGGCCCCCGGTCTGGATCCCGGGCAGGAGATGGCCCCGGCCAACAGGCCGCCCCAGACCGAAAGGGCCAATCCCCTAGCCAACGGCGGGGGCCCGCCCCAAGTAGAGGGCACATCCCGTGCCGTGCCGGCGCCCACGCTCCAGCCCGGCAAGGCCATGGGATACAGCCAGAGGGGCAACAGGACCCCGCCAGGCGACGATCTCAACCAAGGGCAGGCCGCGGCCACCCCCGCCGCCGGGCCGGGCACGGAAGAGACCTACGACGCCGCCACAGCGCCACCGGGCCCGCAGGGCGATCTCGCCGCGGCCAGGGAGGGCGTCCAGAGCGATCTCCAAGGCGGAGGCCACATGGGGGGAATCGGGCAATATGCACGAAAGTTCTCGAATCCCACGTCGGCCTCGATCTACCACGACTACACAAAGCGGCTCTTCGGAGGCGCAGCGACCCCAAAGGCCAAGACCAACCTGACGCGGACGGGCCCCCGGGACACGGGAGAGCAGGACTTCGACTACGAGGCGGCTGCCTAGGCCAGCCGGCCCAGCGAGAGCTTTGCTTCAGCCTCATCGGCGCTCGCAAGGTTGATGAACGTCTCGAGTTCGATCAGCACGCGACGCAGGATTTCCCTCTCCTCTTTGTCGCACTCGGTCGCTGGCTCGTTCCTAAAGCGGTTGGCTATGTAATCCCTGCGCTGCACAAGCCGCCGCAAGAAATAGCGATTGAACGGCACGTCGTCGCGGAGTTGCCGGATGTCCTGCAAGTCCTGGCGGGCTTGGGTTTCGAACCGCGCGGCCTCGGCCAGCTCCTCCTGGGTTGGAATCGTGCTACTCATCCCATTTGCAGATCGCCTCCGTCACCGCGCACCAGCTTTCGTATCCCTGCATCCAGCCGCTTGCCGCTATCCCGCAGGCAAAGCCTATCAGCCAGAAAGGCCCCACGACCGCGAGCAGGAGAAAGGCAGTCAGGACCCTCATAGAGCCTGTAACTTGAGGGGACGGGCGTGCTTCTCGATCTTCGCGATGATCGTCTTCTCTGGGATCGACGCCAGCACCTCGCAGTGATTCTTGGCCCGGCTCGGGCAGTTCTTAGGGAACGGATCGCGCGTGAGCTTCCCGAGCGACTCGTGGTAGAAGCACGGACTGCAGCGCCCTTTGCCCGAGATTGACAACACGGACGTATAATACGCCGTGCGCAATTTCCATGGGAACGGCCCGTACAGGCCGACAGCCGGAATGTCGAGCGCCCCGGCCACGTGTATCAAGGACGAGTCATTGGCGAGCAGGCAATCGGAACCATTGAGGATTGCGACGCTTTGGCGGAACGTCATCGGGTTCACCGTCATGTTGTGAACCAGCGGCGTCTCCTGCATCCTAATGGATTCGTGGGCGCCCAGCAGATAGATTTCCCACGTCTTTTTTGCCGCGAATGCGTCTATCACGTGCCCCATCTTCGCAAAATCGTAGACCCGGCATTGTCCAGACGCTATGGGCTGGATGCAGAGGCGGCGCAAACCCGGCTTGCGCGGGTATTGTACGTTGGCCCATCCGATCTCCTCCTTGGTCACGACATACTCGGGTTTCTTGTGGTCGGTCCAATCCGTCCCGAGCCAACCCATGCCGGACACTCCGATCCACGGTTGCTTAGTCAATCCGATTATCTCCGCAAACAGGTCCACCAGATGCAGCTTTTCGGCCCGCGGGTTCTTCTCGACCGCGTTCTCGAAGAACACCCATGCATCATAGGCGTGCAGCGCGTCTAGGGACACCGGGTACTCGACCCGGCCCGAGATGTAGGGCAGGTTCTCCAGGACGCACGAGTAGAGCTTCATCGAGGCGACGTGGACCTCGCAATTCGGCCAGCGACATTTGATCTCCCGGCAGGATGGCGTCAGGTTGATGATGTCTCCGAAGCCACCCGCGCGCAGCAGGAGTATCTTCTTGCCGTTCCAGTCTTGGGACTCGTCGAACGGCCGATATTCCTGCATCGGCTCCATCTCTCCGTCGCCGCAGAGATTTATGAGCTGGGCGCAGAGCAGGTTGTCGGCCACGTATCGGCCAGCTTTGATGAATTCGCCCGGATTTGTCTCGATGGTTACGGGCAGGGTAACGATATGCACGGCGGCAGGCTTAGGCCACTCGGCTATCCGGTCAAGCAAGAATTACTGGCATCTTGACTTGCGGTCACAACGCGGTCAAAACGCGGTCATGGCCGAAAAGTGGATCCAGAAAACAGGAGTGGACAAGCCCGGTCACAAGGGCGCACTCCATCGCGCCCTCCACGTCCCCGAGGGTAAGCCCATACCAGCGGCAAAGCTCTCAGGCGCGCTCCATTCTAGCAACCCGCACATGCAGCACATGGCGCGGTTCGCCAAGAACGTGAAGGGACTCGGCCACAAGACGAGGAAGCTCTTCAGCGGGAAATAAAAGGCCCCGATTGCCTTGCGGCGACACCGGGGCTCGCTCCTTGCGGAGGTGATTACGGGGAACTAGCTAGGTCTTCGGGACCGGCGTGAAGTCCACGTAGAACGTGTCTCCAGGCTGGTAGACCCCATGCAGTTCCTTGTTCGCGATCTGCAGTCGGATCGTACCGGAGGGCGTGGTCTTCGCAAACGAGTTGTCCTCGTCGTTCGTACTGCCCCCGTAGACCGCTGACATCTCGACGATCTCAGACCAGCCGCCAATCTGCTTGGCTACCGACTGAATCTGCATCTTCGCACGCATTGGTTTACTCATGGCGCAACGAGCGCACCACGACCTGACCGCTGCGTCAATTTGCAACTACTAACAAATTACTGATTCGTGACGAATTAGTAATCAGGCCGCCTTCTTTGGCGTATTGACCTGGGTCATCTGGGCCCCAAAGGGTGACGACGCGGCGGCCGTGGCCCCCCCGACGGGCTCTGGCGCCTGGCCAGTTCCGCCCGGAGTTGCCCCCATCGGTGCCGGCAGACCCAGCGGCGCCGGCATGATCTTGATAACGTCGTCGGGATTGACGGCCGGAGCCAAGATGCGCAACTGGGCGCGGTACAGAGGCGCCACGAAGGCCTGAACCTGAGGCGGCGTGTTCAGGTAGTAGTCCTTGACGAGCGCAATGGCCTGGGCCGAGAGCTGAAGAATCTGCTGGTTCTTGTGCGTCGTGAGTTCGATCTGGCAGCGGAACTTTAGCCCGCGCACGTCCTCTCCGCTTATGTGGTCTATCCCGGCCGTGTTGCCCTCCAAATAGTCGAAGGCTTCCTCGGCATCCAGGTTGGCCAGTGTCACGTCGACCTCGCGGGTCACGATGTTCCCCAACGGCTCGGCGAGGTCCTCGATGATCGGGGCGAAGAGTTCGTCGCCCGACTGCTCTATCTGCATGATCCCCGTGGCCAGCTTCGCAGACTGGAGGCCCGCCGCCTGGTTGTCGTTGGCGTTGGTGACGCCGGACTCATTCATGGCGAGCTGCATGAAGAACTGCACAAGCGTCTGGAACTGGTCGAACTTCATGTCCTCCATGCGGACGACCTCGACAATATCCTCGGCCTTCATGCCCGGCTTCTTGGTGTACGTCTGTCCGAAGCCCATCTTCAGGTTCCCGTCACGATCGCCCTCGAGCGTGTTCTTGGGCGACCAGAGTATAACCTTGCCCGAGCGGCTGTTCTCGAAGTTCCAGCGGTTGACCATCAGGTCGGTTATCGTCTGGTAGGACTCGAAGAGTTCCATGATGCCGAGGCCGTACCAGCGGCCCTCGATCCCGTTCACGCGCACTATCTCGATGGGCCTTAGGCCATCCGTCGTGATATTCGCAACGTGGTCATAGAAGATGGGCTTCCGGCTGTTGCGGTCGCAGATCAGCATGATGTTCTCGGCCACGCCGTCCCCGTTGGCGTCGTACCACATGTAGAACTCAATGAACTCGGCGACCGGCCCGGACGACTCGCCGGCTTGGGACGGCATCGGCGTGAAGTTCTCGTTGGGACGGATGGCCATGTTGACCGCGGCCTTGGACGCCGCCGTGTTGTTGTCTAGGGCCTGAACGAGCGCGATCATCTTCTTGCCCGCCTCGTCGCGCCCCGCTTGGTTGTTGTCGACCATCCCGCGCTTCACGATCAGGTCGACGAACTCCATGACCTGCTTGTCGTAGATGTGGCAGATGCAGTCGGCCTCCTGGACGTTCGGTGCCGTCAGCGGGCACAGGAAGTCCTTGTAGAATATCGGCTCCGTCTTGGCGCCTTCAAATAGGACCTGGCGCTTGTTGAGCGGCATCTTCTGGAAAACCGGCGCCGCGGGCCTAGGCGTAATCATGTCGCGCGCCAAGTACTCCTGATCGGTGCCCTCGTCCTCGTTGCGCTGCCACTGGTCCTCTTGGCTGATCGTGTTGCCGTCATCCCCCAGCACGGCCTTGCCCTCGACGTCCACCAAGACCTGAGCCTCTGTGTCGAATATCTGGTCGCGGACGACGTAGGCCGTCTTCATGGCCACTTCGCCCAAGATAAGGGCTTGGGAGATGCCGCGGCCAAGGTTGCCCTTTGTGTTCGCCTCGCGGGCCTTGAAGCGGCAGTACCGCTCGATCCTCTCGGCCTGATCCGCCTCGAGCTGGTCGCCGGTGCCCGGAGTGGGGTCCACCGAAAGCCACGGCTCGGACCCGAAGAAGTTCTTCTTTGCCCGCGCGATCATCTGGCGCGTTATCCGGCGCGACAGAGGGACCACGATGTTCGACTGCATGAAGATGTTGTCGACCCCCATCGTCCACGGGCGCCACGAAACGTCGTTCATGAAGGACGCCTCGAAGCGACTCCTCTTGCCAAGGAACGTGCTGGCTTGGAGGAAGCCCTGGGCGGCCGACTGCATGTTCGGGGATGGCGCCAGATTGGCCCACCACGTCGGCTGCAACGTCTGGTCGCGCCCGAGTTCGTTGGAGATGCCGCGTTCGCGGTTGAAGGCGTGCTCGATCATCCGGTCCTCCTGCTCGCGCGTCAGCTTGAGCGGCGTCTGGAACGGGACCTGCGGGGTGGCTGGGTCTGGCGGACCCACCGCGGCTGCCGTCTCATGGATGAATTCTGCTGTCGGCGAGTCCATTGGATTTGGTCGTTATACGGCTGCGTTACCGGAAAGCGAGTTATCGCTGCGGGGCATTGTGGGAGGCCATTCGGGTAATTGTCTCCCGCACGGCAGCGTGGGACTGTTCCTCGATGCGCCGCACTTCCTTCTGGACGTCGGCATCCTTCATGCCGTGGAAACGCGGCAAGAGTGATTGGAGCTGAGACTTGATGCGCTGGCCGGAGACCTGCCGGTAGGTGGCGTATTCCTTGTCCGTCATCTGCCGGTTGCCTATCTTCGTGTCCCTGGGGGGCTCGGAAATGGCGATGTTCCTGCGGTTTAGCTCCTGGCGTAGAGGATCGGCTTTCTCGGGGCTGAAGAAACGCTGCGTCGGCGTGTACGTGATTGGATCTCCGAGGGCATCCGTGCGCACTTCGCCGCCGCGCCGGACGAACGGGATCTGCTGTTTCGCAAGCTCGCCGGGAGTTGAGGCCTCCCGTTGGCGCGGGTCGAGCGCCTGGTCTATCTGGCGCACGATTCCCGGGACAACGGTGCTCGCCGTTGTAGCCATGAGGAAGCGACCAACCTTGCCCGCGGAGGTCTTGCCCCCCGCGAAATCCGCGAGATTCGACAACCCCTCTAGCATCGGCGTATCCATGATGCCGCGCATCGAGGCACCTACGGCATCCGCCACGCGGCTCCCCAGCAGCATCTCGTCGGGGCGTCTCTCAAATCGCAAGGCATCGGCCACGTTGCCCGCCACAGACAGCGGCACGGCAAGCGGCGTGTACATGTAGTTGTACCACTTGTCGCCTATCTTGACGGAGTGCGGCCTCCAGCCGGTCTGCTGGAGCTGCATCTTGCGGGCGTAGTCCTTGGGGCCCTCACCGGACACATCGAAGTAGTGCTTGGCCTCCTTGGAGCGGTCGGCGTGGCGCGAAACGGCCTGCTGAACCAAGCCTCCCATGAGAAGACTGCCGGCCACGCTCTTGATCGCAAGCCGCGTGCGATCGTCGGCGGTCATCGCCACAGACTCTCCGGTTGCACCGCGCGTGCCTATGGCAGCCCGCTTCAACCCGACGGGCGTATAGTTGAGCGACTCGTTCAGGAGATTGGTAGGGATGCGGATGAACGGCAGGAACGGCTTCAGTATGGGGATTCCCGCCACCTTGACCTTGTTGTTGATGGCGTCTTGCAGGACGCGGTACACGATCCCGAGAACGCCGGTCGGCTCCTGCTTGTAGACCGCCTGCTCGCCGAATGCGTGCGCTGCGGCCTGTCCCTCAGGCATCGTGGCGGCGCGGTGTTCCTGGACAAGCTGGGCAATCCTGAGACCCGCATCCGATCCCTTGAAGCCCTCGGCCTCGGCACGGGCCTTGAACATGGCAAACTGGTTGGCGCTCACCCCAAGCGTTTCCTTGACCTTGGAGGCCAATTCCGCGCCCTTGTACTGGCCCTCCAGAAGCTTCGTGGCCGCGAGCTTGGCGTAGGCTTCGCGGGCGGGCGCGTAAAAGAACGCCTCGAGGGCCCTGAAGGCCCGTGGCACGTACTTCATGACGGCCGGGTAAGGGGCCTTGACAGACTCGAGCGTGCTGATCTGGTACGGGGCGCCTTCGCCCTTGGTCTGACCGCCCTTGAGTGGGTTGTAGCCCACGGCGCCCTTGCCCTCGGACATGACGCCCTTGGCCCGGGTAAGACCCTCGCCGAGGCCGGACAGCCAGCCGCTCACGATGTCCCCGACGTGCGCCGGATTTGCCGCAATGGCCGTGGCCATCTGTGCACTCCCGTTGGCTATGTCACCAAGCGTCTTAACGGGCACCGCTGTCGACAGCATGTGGGCGTACCACAGGCTGCTCCCGACGTCGATTGCCCTCTGCCAACGGCTCGGCTCCTTGGCGCGGTGGATTGCCGTCGCCAGATCGAGCGTGGCACGGGCCTTGCCAGCCGGATCTGCGGCTGTCGAAACAGCGTCCGCCAGCTTGCCGATCTTTTCCAGCGTCTCGGGCTTGGCCTCGGGTAGATGCAACTCACGGACAACCGCGTCATGGACGTCGGCACGCGAGAGCGCCCCAAGGTTGTTCAGCGAAACGGCCTTGTCGACCGCGTTGAACACCTTCTTGGCACGCAGCGAATTGGTGAAGCGGTTCTTGAGCGCCGTCAGCGCCTTCTCGCGCTCCTCGGCGTACATCGCCTTGGCCCTGTCCGTGAGATCGCTGGCAAGTCGAGTGGCGTCGGCGCCCGTGATGCCTGCGTCTTTGACGAGCGCATCGGCAATGTCGCCTGCCGTGGAATCGCTCTTCGACAGGTGCTCTCGTGCAATTTGCACGGCGCGCACCCCCATCGCCTTGTGGGCCTCCTTGATGGCCTTTGTGAGCAGCCTGTCAGAATACGGACGAAGCCCCATATTCGCCAGTTCCGTGTCAATGAGATCGAGCGCTGGGCTGCCCTCGCCGTAGCGCTTCTCAAACTCGGCGCGCACCGTCGTCAGGACATCCGCATACTTTTCCTTGTTGTCCACGGCTTCCTTGAGCATGTCGGCGGCCGTGGGCGGCGGTGTCTCGGCGCCGGGCTTTTCGGGCAGGAGCGGCTTAATGCGGGCGCGCATCTCCGCAACGATCCTGTTCGTGAACTCCTTGAGCGGGGCCTGTTCTTTCGGCGGCTCGGCGGTTGATTCAACCAAAGCGACCATGCGATCCGTCGCGCTCTCGCGGTACTGGTCCCAGATCGTCTTGTCGACAGGCACCTCGCGCCCGAGCGCCTTGTTGAGATCGCGCGTCGCACGGTCTATCGCCTTCTGCTTCGCTTCGTCCATGGCCTTCTGGGCGTCATCTAGGGCCTTCTGCCCGTCACCCCCGAGCTTCTTCTCCTGGGCGGCCTGGACGTCCGAAATATGCTCGTCGACAGCCGCGGTCTTCACGTTGCGCTTGAGTTGGGCATACATGGCGATCTGCTGGCCGACCTCTGTCCCGCCTGGCGCTATGCGGCTTGAGATGGCCTGACGCTCGCGGAGGGCCTTGGCCTTCTCTGGGCCAGACTTGGCATTGAAGAATTTCTCGTCAGCAGCCTCGATCGAGCGGACATGGATCGCGCTCTTGACCGGCAGCGGAACACCGTCGTCGGCCTTGGACATCGAAATGTCCATCGCCTTCTCCGGCCCGTGTTCCTTGATGATCGCATCGGCCGCCTCTAGATCGGGCTCCTGCGGGCGTCTCTCAAAGGTCTGCCTCACGATGGCCGCATTCCTCTCACGCTCCGTGTCCGGCAGGCTGCGGAAGAAGCGTCCCTTCTGGCCGGGCACGGGCTGCGGCTTGTTCGGCACGGGTGGAGCGCCGCGCCCCTCGGCGGACTTGCTCACGCGATCCCATATGGCTTGCAAGTGGGGCTTAACCGCCTCCCCGAAATCCTTTATCATCTGGGTTGACCATGCGCCAAATTCCCGCAGGCCCCGCTCGAAATGCGCGGTGCCCTTGACGAACGCAGCCGCAAGGATCTGCGCGGCTTCGCCTGCGGCTCCCGGCTCGACCGCGCCAGCCTCGCCCTTCAGGTCCGTCCGGCCGCCCTTTCGCGCGGCGCGTTTGGCGAGCACCGCGTCCGCCCACTTCTCGGCCGTCGTACCCGAGACGACGCCGGTCTTGACCTGAGCCGAGACATCCTTGGGTAAGCCGAGTTCCATCTGTTCGGGCGGCTTGGCAGTAGCCGCAGTTTCACCAGTAGGCGCCTTTTCACTGGCGAGTGAAACTGCCTTCTCCGGTGAAATCATCTTCTCGACCGCGGCCAGCCGTTCGCGGACGCCAGCGACACGGGCGCGGCCCTTGGCCTCCGTCGCCGCATCGCCGCTCCCGGCCTGCTCGTGCGCCTGATCGAGTTGCGCCCGCAGCTTGTCCGCCACCGCCTCCAGCTTGGCGCGATGTACCGCCTCCGGCCCTACGGCTTCGGCATTACCGCCGGCTCGTTCTCCTCGGGGTGGTCCTCCCTGTACCTGCTCAGGTGCGCCTCGTGCGCCCGCATGTGGCTCTCGTGGTCCCTCATTGCCGCCTCGTGGTGCCTCATGTGGCTCTCGTGGGCCGCCATGTGCAGGTGGTGCTCCTCCTTCTCGTTGGGGACCGACGGCCCCCGGTGCAGGCTTCTCGCTACCGCTTCGTTTCCGTATGCGCTCATTTGATTTCTCTCCTGTGGCTGGTGCCTCCGTCTCAGGAGGCGTTGTGGTTGAAATTCCTTCACCCGGTACGGGAATACCCTGCTTCCGCAGTGTCTCGGCGCTCACCGTGCTGCCCTTGGGATGGTCTGGGATGTCGTGCTTCAGGTTGTATAGGTCGATGCCCGGATCCCCCGGCTCGACGCCCTCTTGGTGGCCGATGAATGCGGCGTGCTCATTGGAGGGAAACTCCTTTCTTACCGCCCCCTCGGGCTTTGGAACAGCCGGCGCGTTTGGTGCTTCGACCCGCTCTTGCGGGCGTTCGACAGCACTACCGCGATTCTCTGCTTGTCCGCTCGGGCCTTCCCGAACTTCGCTTCCGTGTGCTGGTACGTTGGCCCCTTCCCGAACTCGCGGAAGTTCTGGGCTTGGACCTCTTTGCTCTTTCCCGGTAGTATTGGCATTGGATTTCGGTGTCTCTGCCGGCGGCGTTACCTGGCCCGCTGCTTCCGCAGCTTCGGCCGCCTGACCGGCATGGGTTTGTTTCTCGGCCTCTGTGCGTGGAATGGGTTCGTTGTGCGGCAGTTCAAGCGGCACGGCGGCGTTCGCCCCGGGCGTTCCGGGCTTGGCGACGTCGGCAGGCTTTGCCGGTTCCGCTGCCGGTTTCGCCCCGAGAATCTGCTCTCTCAGTCCAGGCGCCTCGCGGGTCTCCGGCTCTGCTTCCGCTGCCGGTTTCGCTGGGGGCGTCTCGGGCGTCTTTGGGGCCGTCTCCGGTCCCTTGGGAGGACCGCCCTTGGGGCCCTTGAGGCCCTTGGCGAGCCCGACGGTCCCGGCACCCGCGCCGGCGGTCATCGCGGCCTGTAGGACAACGCCAGCGACGGCTCGTGCGCGATCCGCCCGGGTGGATTTCGGGTCGGCCAGCACCTTCTTCGCCTCCTGATAGGCATGGACCGTGCCCATGGCCCCTTGGGCGGTGAAGGTGCCCAGCGTCGCCGCCTGAGCGCCCCTTGCGGCGAGCGCCATCCGCGTGCCCTGAACGAGTGCGTCCTCGACTGCCCCGCCGCCTGCGGTGGCTGCCAAAAGGAGCACATTCTCGGGGGTCGAAAGCGAGGAGGCGAACTCATTGGCCGCGTCGATGATCCCGGCTGCCGTGCCCGTGCCCTGAGCCTTGGGGATCGTGAACAGGCTGCCCTTGGTCCCGGCGGCTTCGCTGCCGATCGCGGGAGGGGCCTTCTCTGGCTCGGTCGGGCCGTACCCGTGCGTGCCAAAGATCATCTTGAGGCGCTCGATCGGCGACGCCTTCTCCCAATCCCGGCCAAGGGTTGTCTGGCCCGGACGGGGCGGCGGCTGGTTCCCGGCCGGGGCACTCACCGGGATCGGCGCGACCGGCCCTGTCGGCTGCGCTGGTCGGGGAGGGGGCGGCTTGGGCGTCGTGTCCTCGTTCCCCGCAGGCACCGCGCCGGGCGCTGTGATCGGTCCCGGGGCCGCCGGCAGTGGTCGATTCTGGGCAAGGTTTTGAGCCACCTTGCCATGAAATCCGATGGCGTCGAACAACTGTTGCTTCTTGGCCAGAATGCTCTGGAGGGTCGCATCGGTATCCGGGTTCAAGGCCTGTGCCTTGATGATAGCCCGGCGTTCTGCCTCGAGGAAGGTTGTCGCATGGTATTCGGCCGTCGCCCGGTGAAGGCTCACCTCCATGTTGGCCTGCCGGTTCGCCCAATAGAGTTGGCCGCCTGGCTGCACCGAGTCCCATGCCTTGCCAGCCTGATCGTCGATCGCCTGCTTCTGCGCCTGTAACGCGGCGACCTGCGCATGAAGGCCCTGATTGGCCGGCGTGGGCTTCGCACCGATGGACAAGAATCCGCCGGCTTCCTCGTTGAACTTCGGGTCGGCCGACAGCGCGTCGATCCGCGCCTGTAGCGGAGTGGTATCGAATTCGCTGCCGGGTTGCGGCACGCCGTTGCGGTCGAACTTCGCCTGCGCGGTCTCGAAATCGTCCTTGGCCTGATCGGCGTGCATCTGGATCGGGATGATCGCCTCCTTCCATTGGGCCGAATTGCGTGCGCCGACCGCGCGGATCGCGGCACGCGCCGTCTGGATGTTCGGGCTATTGGCCAAGTCTTCGGCCCTGCCGGCCGGGACGGTCGATCCATCCTTCTTTCGCCAATACATCTGCTCGTCAGTGATGTCCGGGCTCGCCTCAAGCGGAAGCGCCTTCGTCTGCTTCTGGTGGAACCTGTCGTACATCTCCTGCACAGGCGTCCCCTTGGCGTCCACCGCATCCCGCCACGGAACCTCGTGGTACAGCGGCCGCCCGCTCGCCGTGTCCATCAGCGGCTCCCATGTCCCGGTCGCCTCGTTCTTATACATCTGCTGGCCGTTGCCACGCAACTGCGCCTCACGCTGGGCCTGCACGTCGCGCTGGTATTCCTGTTGGGCGCCTATCGCATCCCGGCGCGCCTGCAATGTCTCTTGATCCGACTGGCGCTCGGCCCGCTGGTAGTGCTCGGCCGGCGTCGCCGGCATCTCGAACGACGTCTTGAACGGGTTCTGTTCGGACCAGTCTTTTGCGAATGCCTCATCCGCCTGCTTGTGGGCGGCCGCATAACGCTCCTCCTGCGACGGCTCTTCATACGGCTCGGGCGCTACCGGGGCGGGGGCCGCGGCCGGTGCCGGCGGCTTGTAGCCTGCCGACGGAGTCCCAAATCCCTGTGCCGCAAACTGACGGGTAATATCAGCCGGCGTCTGCGTACCCGTGGGCATCACCGGGGCTGGTTGCGCCGGGGCCTCGGCTGGCTCCGCTTGGGTCTCTGGCTTTTCTGGCGCGGGCTGCGCCGGCGCCTTCTCGGGCTGCGGCGTCAGTTCCTCGCCCGGATCAACCTCGCGGTCGGCGGGATCGTTGGAAGACGGCATTTAGTCGTCCATACCGCCAAGTGTCCTGCTGTCAAATTGCTAAACCGTGATCCAGGCCTGCCCGTTGTTCCAAATCACGTTCTCGTAGGTGCCCCCTCCGACGTAGGCTTGACCGACTCCGCTCGTCGCCGGGTGCTGGAACGTGCCGTCCGTCACGATGACGCACTTGCCGCGGCCCGCGGACGCGATGGCAGGGAGCGTGGCGAGCGCGAAGCGGTCGACCGTGGGGTATGGGTTCACCAGCGGATTGCCGCCCTGAGGATACGGAACGTCGAAGAGTAGTTTGGCCATAGGTGGATTGGGTTGAGTTGGATGCAGGGGCCGTAATCGAAACGGCGTCCTCCGGTGTATGAAACCGGCGCGCTACCACTGCGCCACCCTGCGACGGCCAGCCAAGCCGGGACGCCCAAACTGTCAAGTTACGAGTATTGCGACGGCGCCGGGCCCTGAGGATGGTGGAGCGCCGCAAGGTCCGGTGGAAGCCCCTCGCCGCCGCGGTTCGGAAAGTAGGTCGTCGCGTGGTCGATGAGAACCAGGCCGATGCCGATGAAGGAAATGTCGTCGTCGTGGAAGCCCTCGGCGGCGGCGGACGATCCATTCTCCTTGCGCGTAAAGTTCTCGCATTGGACGATCGCGTGCTCATCCCAGATGTCCACGCCCTCCCCTGGCGTGTTCCATTCGCGAATCCCCTTGGCGACGGCCTCGACCCAAGTCTCTCGGTTTGTCGGCGTCGTCAGCCAGCCGTAGGCCTTGGTCATCTTGAACTCGCGCTGGTTGAACATCTCGCGCTGGTACAGGTCGGCCCCCTTGCCCTTTAGGTACTCGGTGATGCCGGCGTCCTTGTTCATCTCTATCGCCATCTTACAGCCGGACGAATCCCCGTAGTACCGTGCCAGCATCCATGCGTTGTAGCCGACGACATCTATGTCCCAGCGGTTCGGAATGAGCCGGGCGACCACGCCTATGCGGTTCCACTTGCCCTCACCGTCCCAGAATCCGTCCCGAAGGATGCCAACCCCATGTTCGTCCGGGTCCTCTCCGCCCACCTGGCTTGCCCCCGTCATTGGGTCGATAGAGCATAGGTAACGTTTGCCTGGAGTGGGCTTCTCGTAGATGATGACGTTTGCCTCGTTCGTGTCGGTTGGACGGAACGCAGGGCGCCCTGCGGCTTCCTCGAGCACGCCGTACAGGGCCGCGCGGTTTCCCTGCCGCTTGCGCAGATTGGCCACGCCCGCCTTGTTGAAGCGCAGATTTCCGGATTTCAGGAATGCCGTCTCCCATGAGTGCGGGAAGTCCCGGTCGAATATCTCCTTGTCCTTGTTGCACTCGGAGCGAATGGCGTAACGCCGCCAGGCAAGCTGCTCCCACACGTCGAAATCCTTGACGGCCTTTCCGAGCCTCAGCGCCCCGTCCGGCCCCTTGAATCCGTAGGTCTCGACCAGCATCTTTTCACCCTCGTATTCAGGGTCCGCATCCAGCGTGCGCTCGACCTCCTCCTTGTCGCCCGGCGTGAGCGGGATGGCCGAATCGTCGAATTCAAACCACGCCGCGAATACGCGCACCATGTCTCCCGGCCTCACCTTGACAGCGCCGGAAATAAAATCCTCGGCATCGGCGGCCCCGACGAAGGTCTCGTAGAACGAGCCGGAGTTTCCCTCGGCCGTACTCTCCTCGAAGATCGCCGTGCCCGGAAGGAGCGGCACGCATTTCATGATGTTCGTCAGGACCGTGGCCGCGTCCCGCACGCCATACTTCGACCAGCGCGCGACCTCCGTGCAGTGAAGGACCTGGAACGTGTCCGAGACGCCGGCCAGCTTGTCGTTCGCGGTCTCCTTGCGGAGCTGGCTTCCGTTCGTCCACTTGCCGGATGCCTCGTTGATCGTGCCGGTGTTGCCCCAGGCGAATCGGTCGTTGTTCTGGTAGGTCTGAAACATATCCCAGAGCGAGCTTGTCTGGTCATACTGGCCGCCGATCACGCAGGCCGAGACCGGGTGGCGACGAAGGAAGTGGTAGTCGAGCGCGCCGAAGTAGGTGGTCGACCCCTTCTGGCGCGGCTTGAGGCCGATTATCCTGATGGGCAGATCCAAGTCCTCGAAGCGATTAACCGTGGCCTGAATCCGGCGTTGCAGGCAGTTCTGCTTTGGCCGGATAAGGCCGAGCTTGCGGTTCTTGGGCCAGATCTTCCCGTGGTGCTCGAACCACGCGCCTGCGTCGGCCCTCACGGCCTCGTTGATGATTGGCTCGCTCACAGCGGATCGTGCTGCATCCCGTGGTAAGGCATCGGTCCAAAGCCGAGCTTTTCGTAGAAGCCGATGGCATCACGGCTGGCCAAAATGCAGACGGTCTTCTTGACGGTCGGGTGCGCGAGGATGCACCGCATGAGGAGCGTCCCGAGGCCCTGCCTGCGGTGCGCCGGGTCGATCACGACGTTACCGAGGAGGGAGACGGACACCTCGTCCGTGAGGACGGCGGCAAAGCCGAACTGGTGCGCTGGTAATTCCTCTTTTTCAGCGTCGGGGAGCGCCATCAGGAATTTCTCCGGCTCCGACCATCCGTACACCCCGAAGCAAAGCTGGTGGTCCACGATCTCCCTGATCTTCTCGTCCGTGAGCGCCCAGCCCCAATGCTCGGCGCGGAGGCGCTGGCAGAGCCATGCCATGTCGATCAGGCTCTTGTCGGTGGAGACGAAGGGAGTCATCTCAGGCATTCAACCACTTCGGACCGCTTCTTTACCAGCCAATCCGTGCAGTTCAGACCGACATCTCCCCCCTCGGGCCCCTCGGTAAGGGGATGATGCATCCCGCCCCAGCCGATGTGGTCTACGTAGCTCTTGCGCGACACGGCGAACCGGCCTCCCAAGAGAGCGGGTATCATCCAGTCGAAGTTGTTAAGCGCATGGAGCGCCGTCATTATGCGTCCGACATGCTCGCGGGTGAGCAGGTAGGAGATCCCGGGCGCGACCCTGCGCCAGACGATGCCCTTCGGGATGTCCTCCTCGATCGTGTTGCCGACCATACGCACGTGCGTTGCCGTGTTGTAAAGGCAGACTGGGGCGCCTCCGGCCTTCGCCTGCAGATCGAGCGCATACGAGCGCCATTCTGGATCGTGCAAGGCGTCCGGGTCGGTAAAGTACAGATGGGAATATGCGTGCTGATAGCTCCAGTAGTATGCGAGGTGGGTTCGGCGCTGCGCCTCTATGCCGTGCGGCGTCTGGGCCGTGAACACCCTATCCGCCCCGAGCTTCGTGAGGAACTCGGCGCCATACTCGGTCGAGCCATCATTGCAGGCGACAAAATAATCGGCCGCCGTGAGCGTCTCGGCTATCGTGGGAACGCAGAGCTCCGCCACCCGCTTCCGGTCCCGGAACGGGATGATGACCATGATGCGGGCTGCGTAGGAGGCAGGGGCAGCCTTCGTGGCGGTCTCCACGGGCGGCTCCTTGGCCTGCGGGTATAGGTCCTCGTTGGACTCGGACGCAGGATTGTTGCCCCACGCTTTCGCTGCACTTTGCTGGTCGTCGACCATGTCACCACCTCTTCAGCCCGTCCGTAAGCGCCCTTGGGTTCCTCTCGTTGAAAAGGCGCTGGCCGAGCGCGTAGGCAGCCGGGTCGTTTTCGTGGGCATATGTCGAGTCCCATGGCACTTCTTTCGCGTGGTAATGGTGCCTGTGCAGAAAGACAAGGCGGGGCGCACGGATGACCTTCACGCGGCCGTCGCGTTCGTCACGGTAGGCCCGATAGGAGAAATCATCATCCGAGAACACGCTCTGGTAGCCGGGATAAAGGAAAAAGCCCTCTTGGTTGATTCGCGCTCGGTTACAGATGGCAGTGCACATGAGCAACGCCGCGTGGCCCTTTCGGTATCCGTCGCCTACAGCGATCACCAAGGGCTCGTCGTAGCCCCCGTGGAGGCGCACCAATAGGTCGAGTTTCTCGTCCCAGTTCTCCGGCGGCTCGACGTCGTCTTGTGCCTGAATGATGAGCTTACCGTGTGAGGCGATGGCCCCTACGTTCCATGCTGGAGCAGAATACTCGACATCCGCACCAATGACGGTGATGGGGCCGTGCGAAGGAATCTCATTCTTCTCCAACTCGTCCATGAGCTCTCCGTGTGTGGGATCTCCGATGTTGAGCACGAACAGATATTCCACGCGCTTTCCGTCCTCGGCCTCATCGAACCAACGCCGCATGGTCTCGACCGCCTTCTTGGGCCGTCCGAGCGTGGCGTGAATAACCGAGATAATGGCGTTCACAGCGGCGGCAACTGCTTCTTGATGAAATTGCGCACCTTCTGGCGCAGTTTACCGCTCATATATGGCAATGGGACGATGGCCACTGGGAATGATTCCTGATCGTCGGCGATCCACTTGTCCGGATTCTCATAAATGATTTGTGGGTCATTATCCAACGTGTGCGCCCAGCCGAAGCGCGGGCGGTTGTCGATTTTGTGTTTCATATATTATAAGTTATCTTCGTTTTTGTATCATCTATGAGTCATTTCCTAAAATAGATGAATCCGAGCCATCCGGCCACGGCGAGCAAGCATAAGCCGGTTACGATGGACTCAGCTTGGGCGGGAAGCCACAGCATCAGGTAGGCGGCCTCCAAGATCAGGCCGACGGCGATGTAGAACGACAGGCGGTGCCAGATGGTCGTCATTCGAATTGGTGATTATCCCTTCACGACAAGTAATGGGGCTTTGGTTGTGGTTAACTGTAAAACTTCCTGCTGCATCCGCCTGGCGGCGATCTCGCAGTACCGTTCCTCGCGCTCGATCAGGACGCATTTGCGGCCTAGATCCTTACAGGCGCGGCCAGTGGTGCCGGAGCCGGCGAATGGGTCGAGGACTGTTTGTGATTCTTTCGACAAACCAAGACACCAAGCCATTAAAGCCAAAGGCTTCTGTGTTGGGTGTTCACGCACGTCCTTTTCTGCCATGTTTTCCTGCAGCATTCCCGCCCTGCGCCATTTGAATTTGCGAACGGCTGTTTCAAGGTTTGTCCACGCAAGTTCACAATCCGCAAAATCATTTTTGCCATTGTCCTTGTCCCAGACCAGCCACCCGCGACGGGGCGGCAATGCCTCAAAGTAATTTGCGCCCCAGATTATTTGAAAATCTGCCGCACAACGAAGGCACGCAATGGTCTCTGCTGACGGCGGGAGATTGTCCCACTCTGCGTGGCCGTAGTCTATCGCAGCCGCCAGCTTTGACCTGCTCGCGATTCGTTTAGCGTTTCCCTCGCCAATACCATACGGCGGATCGGTCAGCAAAAGGTCGAACCGGCCCAACGTCGGCACAATCTCGCGGCAGTCCCCGTGATAGATCGTCACCGCGTCATCTTGGTAGTAGGGTTTCATTTACTTGGTGTCAGGGGATAGTCGCCTTCGAATTTCACTCCTGTCTGTTTCTCGGCCCACAACTCCGCGCTGCGGTCCTTGACGCCGTGTATCAGCACGGGCTTGTACGGGAGCATTGGCAGGAACGGGCTGGTCGCCATGCGGTCCTCTGGCACATTGGTTTCCCTCCAAAGGTTGACTATCATGGACGTCGGATAGGAGCGTCCCGTAAGTTGTTCGGACCATGCGCTATCCCACCCTAATCCGCGGCAGTCCATTCCGACAGCGATGGACGTGGCTAGGCGCGGCGACCAGAGGGCGTTTCCGTTCACATGGGGCACATCGACTCCGCGGTTCCTGAAGCAGCCCACGACCAAGACCGGAGACAGTTCCCTTGCGCGGTCCCACTCGGCGCGCAACTGGTCTATCCAGTCCCGCGCGCACGGCACGCAGTCAGGCTCGCATAGCAAGATCGAGTCCACGTCGGCCCAGTGGCCGGAGTCTACCCGGGCTTGGGCGTGCCGGAACAGATCCGCGGCCATCGCGTTGCAGCCGGCCGGATGCCCCTCGGCCTTGGTTGAGGAGATGCCCCATTGTACCGGGAACGTAGTGATGTACCGCATCATCTCGTGCGGCGTGATAGGCAGCGCGTCATGCCGCGCGTAGAAAAAAAGCGTCACGTCGTCCCGAAACTTGGGTTCCAAGTCGCAGATGAACTTCGCCAAGCGCATTGCTTGGGCGCGGTCCTTTTCGTAGTACGGAAACGCTATCAGGAGTCGGCGCATATCTTCCTGCGAGGATGGAACGTCATTATGAATCCGGGGCACTTGTCGCCCTCGCGCAGATCGGTGAAGGGACCCCCAACCTTGAATTCGAAGCCCACCCCATAGGTGTCGCCCGTCTTCAGCGGCTCGCCCTCGACGAGCGGGCGCCAGCCCTCGGGCATCTCGAAATAGGTGGTCTTCATTTGACGTAATAGGCTGGCACTTGGCCCTGAAGCCAATTCGTCAGGTCCGCGCGATACCTTTGGATGCCGCCATGCGACCATACCTCACATCCTATATCGCGGTCGCGCTTGTAGATGTACTGAAAGGCGTCGTGGCCGATGCAGCATTCGTCCCGGTCCTTGGAATGGTCGTAATCTTGGACCGTATATAATGCGGGGTAGTGCTTGATAGCCACAGCCGCAAGTAGTGGTAACTCGGCGAACCCTTGGGGAAATTCATTGCGGCAACCGAGCACGTACTCGTCGAACTTCTTACCTGTGTGGTCCTGGACGAGCGTCCGGGCCATCTTGTAGACCTCGCGCAAGTGAATTGCCGGATGTCGTGTCATCCCTTCTCGTTCGGGACGAAATCCAACGGCGTTCTCGACCGCAGTTTGCCAATGGAGCCGGTTGGGATTCCTCTTGCCGCAGTTCTCATAGTATTCCGCCACTAAGAGCGGTTTGCCCTTGGGCGCCACGTCCTCGGGCGTGAACTTTCTCCAACAGCAGAAATCCGCGTCGATGTGCAGGATGGCATCGGCGGTCGGGCATAGCTCGTCGGCGCGGCAGACCGCGACCTCGTGACTCAGCATACCCTTGCCGGGCGCCTCGTCAAAGTACACGATCTTGCAGGATCCGCTTGTCCAGTCATACAGCCCCTTCTCGGTGCGCGGCACGGCGAGCGTTATACCCCGGAAGCCCTTGGCGTACTTGTAGGCGGCCGGCAGCGTGTACTTCAGGAACTCCATGTCGCGCTTGAACGTCACGAACAGCAGTTCCACATTCAGTTCGCGTGCGAACACCCGGCCGCCGCTGGTGACGCCGCCGGCATACGGAGCCGGATCCCCATAGGTGGACTTCTCAAGCTGGGGCCCAGTAGGCCACTGCGGGATTTTACCGCGCGCGCACAGAGCATCTATAAGGGTGGCGTCCTTGCATTGATGGAAGAGCGCGCAGCCCTTGGGCACGATGTCGTCGATGTTGGCCGAGGTGAACACGGGTGGCCTCCAGACTTGGCGGATGGTCACGGATTCGGCCGCATTGGGCACCGTGTCCGCCGCACATTGGGAGTCCCATCCCTTCAGGGTATCGGGCCCAGGCAGCGCGGCAAACGTCGGATATTTTAGGCAGTCCGGCGGGTAGACCGCCGTGCCCGTAAGGTATTCGAAGCCGATTGCGTCGGTGATTTTCTGACCGAGGAATGGCTTCCCGCAGGCGGCGTACTCGGCCTCGATCTCCTGAAGCCATCCCGCGTGCATGGGCACCGTGTCGGCCTCGGCCCAGAGCATCGGGCTTCCGGGGAACTCCTTGGCCATGAGTTCCAGCGCGGCCTTGAACATCTGGTTGGGGGCGCCCCAATATCCTGTGTCGTTGATCTCGGCCAAGTTCAGCGTGAAGTCCATCGGGCGCGCGGCGTCTAGGAGCGTCGTGCATTCCTTGGCCGTCAGCCTAGGGGACACCAGCGCCGCTATCTTTCGAGTGCCGCCGAGTATCGCGGCCCACTTTAGCCACTTTACGGCCAGGTGGAAGTCGGCCATAGAGACCGGCAGCACGACAACTATGGGCTTGTCGGTCACGCTTTCTTCTTGAACAGCTTGCCGTCCGGCCCACACGGGCGGCCCTCTTGCCGCGCGTAGATGCAGGCGATCATGTCGGGCCCCACGGCGATCCCGGAGACCGGATCCCGGGCGGTCGCGTTCTGCGTGCAGAGCCAGCTATCTGAGGGCTTCTTGGGAAGCGAGATCACGAGATGCCCCGTTTTTTGGCAGTAGAAGCAGTCGGTGCAGAAGTTGCTCATGGTATCAGGACTTGATGAACCACCAAGATGAGCACCAAGTCACATGGGGTCTTGTGTCGATTCTCTCGGCAAAGTCGAGCACGGCGTTTAGCGCGTCCGAGTTGGTGTCCTTGAGGCGCGTGTAGAAATCGTGGCCCGAGAACAGGCCTCCGCTTCGGACCTTGGGATACCACGCGGCTATGTCGGCGCTCGACGCCTCGTAGCTGTGATTCCCGTCGAGCCAAACGAAGTCCAGTTCGCCGTCGCGGAAACGCGGGGCCGCATCCAGGCTGTCCATGCGCCAGAACGTAGACCGCTTATTGTAGGCGTAGAGATTTGCCTGCGCCTCGGCGAACACCTGGTCTTGGTCGCGGTCCTGCGTGCTGTCGAAATACTCGGCCTGGGTGAATTTCCGGTACGGATCCACCAGCACGAGCCTGCGGACGGAGGTGCCTTCCAAGATCAGCTTGGCGCCCTCGCCCAGAAACACCCCGACCTCGACGCCCACGTTCGTCAGTCCGTGCCGATCGAGAAACGCCCCGATCTCGGTGCGGTAGTCTATTTCTCGCAGGATGGGGTTGCAGGGCTTCATTTCGGCAGGCAGAGAATGTCCCTTTGGGCGTCAGCGGGCCCGCGCCCCGGCTCGAGCTCGGTGTAGCCGTACCCGATGGAGTCCAAGAGCGAGTAGACGTCGCCTTGGGTCATGCCGTAGCGCCCAAGGCAGGCGTGGTTGATCTCGATGACCATGGCGGGCTTAAATTTCTTGATCGTCTCCGTGGCGCCCATGATCGCCCGCGGTTCGAAGCCCTCGCAGTCCAAATGGATCAAGTCGAGGCGGGTGAGGTCCTCCAAGAAGTTGTCGAGTCGCGTCACCCACACCATTATCGACCGGTCACCGGGCACGGATATGTGCGATGCCCCGGCGTTGTCTTCGACCACGAAGAATGCAGGCTCTTGGAAGTCCGATAAGCCAAATGGCCTAGTCTCAACTTGAGGCCACATACGGGTGTTCCTAGTCAGGGCATAGTACGCTTCCGGGTATGGTTCGAAGGCCCACACTGCTCCCTCCGGCCCCACCATCTGCGCATACGTGGCCGCGTGATCGCCCAGACAGGCTCCCGCGTCGACCACGGTCCCGCCCTTGGGGATGTACTTAGCGTATAGCGAAATCGCTTGGATACCGACCTCGAGGGTCCCGTGCAGTTCGATCCAGCGGCTCAGGTGCGTGTCGTTCTTGAGCACGTACACTCCGCCGGGCGTGCGGATGATCTCCTGGGGCGGCGTCATAGCGGCCGGCACAGCCAGTCCCAGCGCGGCGGCTCGCCCCACATCTCGAGGCCGTAGCCGAGATCCTTGATCGTGTCCGTGAGTTGCTTGGCCGTGAAGCCGGCCTGTTCCAAGCCGCCCACGAAGTGCTCGACGTAGAGAACGGGATGGTCGCGCCCGATGAGTCCCGTGGCGCCATTCAGCGTTGGAATCTCGAAGCCCTCGCAGTCGATCTTGATGAGCTTCACCTTGGGGATGCCCGTCCGCAGCAGCGCATCGAGCTTGAACGTGTAGATCACGTCCGCGGCCTCGGGGTTGCAGGCCGCCACGCGGCGCATCCCGTAGTTCGGGCCCGGGCACTCGTACACCAGCTTGACCGCCTCTCCGTTGCCCACCGGCTGGTTGAACGCCTGGATCAGGCGCCCGCGGGTGTTATAGAGCATGGCCGTATAGGCGTCCAGGAACGGTTCGAACGCCACGACATGGGCCCCTCGGTCCAGCATGGGGACGGCCGTGTCCCCTATGAAGGCCCCGACGTCTATGCACACGTCGCCGATCCCGACGGCGCAGGCATCCATGAGGCGCGGCATGTCCTCGTCGACGTCGATCCGCCTGCGCTGCTCCGCAAGGACCGGGTGCGCGGTGTCGCCGACGATTCCCAGGAAGTCGCCGAAGCTATACTTTTGGAGGCTGAATTGTTTCATCGGTTTTGGGTGGAAGGGGGGTGATGCTGATGGTTACAGGTCCGTGCTTTCCATCGTAGCTCCAGCACGTCGGGCAGCCCTCGTAGCTCGAGGCCGCCACGTAGGAGCGGTAGGCGCCGTCGCCCTCGTGGAGATGGACCTCGCACACGGTGCGCAACGTCTTGCCGAACGCCCCCTCACGGTACACGGAGACGTCGGGGATCTCCGAGGGAGACTCCGTGTCGTCGGGCTTATAGGTGCGCGTGTCGCCGAGCGGGGCCTGGCGCGTGCCGCCGTTCGGGATCGACCACGGCGGGTACGCGGGGTTGAAGGTCGTCTTGCGAGGAACGTGTTCGTTCGTCGAATCCAGCGGCGTATTTGCGGTTTGGTCGCTCATGAGACCAGCGGGATCTTGCCTGCCTTGAGGGCCCGGCAGAGCGCAATGTAGAGCGCGAGGGAAGGAAAGTTGTGCGCGTACTCGACCATGTTGATCGTCTTGTTCGAGACGCCGCACCTCCCGGCAAGCTGCATCTGGCTCATGCGGAGCTTGAGCCGGCGCCCACGGACGGCCGCGCCGAGTCCGGCCCGCAGGCCCGCAAGTTCCTTCGCGTGCCCGTGCGTCCATTCCCTGCAGCCTTCGGTTCTTGCCATGCCGGACACCGTGGGCGTCTTTGGGATTCAGTCAAGCAAGATTTTAGTTTTCGAAAAAGATTGCCTTCGGGCGCGGGGCCGGTCTTTACTGCGCCCTTGTTGGCTGCGTCCCCGCGCGGGAGCCTTTCGCCGTTAGGGGTATCGGCAGGGGTGACTCGCACAGTCCTTCGCGGGGGCGCGGCCCTATCCCCCTCAAATGGCCAGATCAAATTTCCCATGACCGACGAGCTCAGGGCTGCGGTCGACGCCATGTTCGCCCAGGAGGGGTTCTACTTGGTCACGGACTCAACCAAAACCCCGTTTGAGGCGATGGTGGTCGCGGTGCCCCGGCCCGGCAGCGCCTACGCAATGAAGATAGGCGAGCCCCTCAAGCCGGAGCTTTTCCACGACGCGGCCTCGATCACGGGGCCGTTCATGCCAAGATTCAAGCCGTGAAAGAGCCCCTTATCCATAGCCATGTGACCGACGTGCTCCCTGACGAGCATCCGCTTGCCAACGAGGACGTCCTGTGCGCTGAATGCCTCCGGCTCGTGCGGTTGTCGCGGGGGCGGGAGTTATCCTTGTGAGCGTCGACCTTGGAATTGACGAGCCGGGGGAGGCGCCGGAATCCACAAAGCCCTTTTTTGGGCCGGGGCTGCGGGGCGATGACAAACTGTCGCCGGAACACGAGCGCCTGATAGCCATAGCGATCCCGTCGCAGCCGGAACACGAGGCCTGTCTCGTGTCGTGCTGCATGTGGGACATGGAGGGGATCCACCGGCCCGCCGCGGCGCACATCCCGTCGACAGCGTTCTCGCCGCGGCTGCAAAAGCTCTGGGGCGTCATCCAGAGCGGGCTGCCATGGAACAGGGACAACGAGGCCGAGTACTCCAAACAGTCGGGCTTGTCGGTCAACGAACTGTTGCGCATCGAGGTGGCGGCGGCGACCGGCGCGGGCTTTGGCGACTATCTCAGGGCGGTTGAATCAACTTGGCGGGGCCGCGAGTACCAGGCGATCGCCCTGTCATTACAGGCCCCCGAGGTGCACCTGCCGACGGTATTGCGCCGGCTCGAGGCCCTCTCCCCGCGCAAGGTTGACCCGCTTAATCCGCACCCCTTCTGCGATTTCATGATACCCAAACCCGACTCCCCGGAGATTCTGCTCGGAAACCGCTACCTGTCCCGCGGCGACGGCTGCATACTGACGGGGCCCTCTGGAATGGGCAAGAGCTCGATGGTGCTCCAGGCCGCGTGCACATGGGCCTTGGGCAAGGACTTCTTCGGCATCAAGCCGAACGGGCCGCTCAAGTCCCTGATCATCCAGTCCGAGGACTCCGACGGGGACATAGCCGAGGTGTGGCTGTCCATTCGGACCCTCATGAACCTTGGGCCCGCCTCAATAGAGGCCATCAACTCCCGCGTCCTCATCGTGACCGACCGCATCCACCGCGGGCAGAACTTCATCGACTCCGCGCGGCTCCTGGTCGGGCGGCACAGGCCGGATCTCGTCTGGATCAACCCGCTTCTGGCATACTTTGACGGCGACATAAACGACGCGGGGGACGCCGGGCGCTTTCTCCGTGGAGGCCTGAACGGGCTCAACGAGCCGCCCAAGTTCGCATACATGGCGGTCCACCACACGGCCAAGCCCCCTACCGCCAAGGAGTCGCGCGACCGAAAGTGGTCCGAGGTGATGTACGACATGACCGGCTCGGCCGAGCTCACCAACTGGCCCCGGGCGGTCATCTCTCTCAGGCCCATGGACAATGAGGGCGAATTCAACTTGGTGTTCGCCAAGCGCGGCCGGCGGGCTGGTGCCACGTACACCACAGGCGAAGCCGATCAGTACGAGGTGGTTGGCACCACGATCCCGGTAAAGCACACGTCCGCCACCATACCAGTCGAGGGCCATGAAAAACCCATGGCCGCCATATTCTGGGAGCGGCGCAAGGCCTCCACGGACGCTTCAGACGGGTCCAGACGAGGCCCCGGTGGATCGGCGCCAAAGCACGTCTTCTCCACGTACCGAGCCATATTCCCGACGTCCCCAGACCACGCCGAGGGACTTCGCCGACTACACGGACGCGCCAAGGAGTTACGCCCCATCGGCACAGGCGCATTTGTCCGCATCATAGACGAGGGCCTGGAGACCGGCATCATCAAGGTCGACACGACAGATCCCCAACGCCCAAAATACTGGGTGTCTACTAAGTAGCCGGCACGTCGGCACCCCGCCACATGCGGGTCGCGGGATCAAACACGATCGCCCCGCACGCCGCAAGTTCCTCGAACATGCGGTTCTGAATTTCAGGCTGGCGAGACAACCACGCCAATACCTGGCTTCTATCATGCGCGAATTCCTGACCGGGCATTGTGTGGTAACATGCGGGCATCTTCCTCGCCGACATCCTTTCCTTGATCTTGCTCATGGTGCCTTTCAGGGTTTCAGGTGAACCATAAATGTCAAGATCGTTCCGATGATTATTTCCGTTCCGTTCAGGCGTTCCGTTCATTATCACCGGAGCAAGGGCAAAAGTGGGGTGTTCCGTTCAATGGGGGTATACCTCTGGTATATCCCCCCATGAACCGGAACAGCCACCCCCCCCACACAACCTTTTGGCCCAAATCTGCTCTTTAGCCAGAAAATCACCGGAACGGATGTATGGGACTCCTACAGACCAGAGCACATGGGACCCAAATACTGGCCATAGGGGTGTCTCGAGCCCCGCCGGATGGGACCCAATCGCAGGGGAGAAACACATTTGGTCATCTTTTTCGGCCCCCGTAGCACGGTCAAAAGTGGGCATACCCCCTCCCCGATCGGTGTTCGGTCGATCCCCTGGTTGGCGTTCTTTGGCTGGACCTATGGCCCTAGCCGGCCCGATCTCCCCCTAACCCATACCCAGATACCACCCGGCCCGAGATCGGCCCTAGAAACGGCCATAGTGTCGGAATGGCCCAACTTAACAGAATGAAGATTGTGGCACGTAGCTTTTGCTGATTTGCAAGGCTTTACAAAACCCAGTACTCGGGAGCTTTTCTAAGTCGTTGGTAAGCTCAGCAACTTTGCCACGCGCTCCCGCAATGCCGGGGATCGCTGCAACGCCTGGTCAAGCGGCAAATCATCGTCCGGCCGATCGCCGACCGTAACAGCAAGCGATGTCTGAACAGGCAAGCCCTCTTGGTAGCTTGCCAGAAATTTTACCGCGTCGAGTTGGGTCTTGTAGTCGGGTTCGAAAACCATTCCGCCTTCGGCCTTGTCGAAATAAAACTTGCGAGCTCCAAGGCAACGAAACGCCGTGTTAAGAATCAGGCGGCGGGCTTCCGGCATCGAATCGAGAATTTGGCGCAGGCTAGTGCCGGGCACGATGTCCGCGGGGACCGTCAGCGCCGCCGATTCATCAATGCCGAGGTCACTCATTTTAGTTGCGCGCACGCGCGCCCGACGAGTTGCGAATAAAAAGCTACCTTTGTCAAGCAAGGTAGGCAGGCGGCGAGCCGATTTCTCGCTTTGAAAAAGAGGATTAAAAAGCGAATGCGGAAACGGCGAAGATTAAGGCGCAGCAAGCACAAATCGAGATAGAAACGGCGAAGATTAAGGCGGAACATGCGAAGGTCCAAGCGGAGCGTTCGAAGGGTGGAAATTGGGCTTTGCACGCCTGCGAAGTCTAACCCCTTTGTCAAGTTACCGAAAACGCTGAAAACCTGCTCAGTGTCAATAAGAGCTAGGTATTCTCAATAGCCTTCGATTCCTAGGGCCCTGGAAGCCCCTAAGTCAAGCGGCCCGGCACGTTGGTATGTCTTTTCTGGAACGTAAGCGATGGAGCGTGTTTTTATCCATCCTTGCGGGAATTATGACGCTGTATCTGTTCTCTTATGGAGCGCTACGGGATTCCCTAAAATAGTTCTTGCAATGCTGGATAATGCTCTTACGCTGGCCGGCGAAGTTACGAAACCAAACCCAACGAAAATGAACACAACACAAGTTAGCACAGCACAGCAAGCGCAGCACACGCCTGGGCCGTGGAGATACGAAGCCGGAACAAAGACAATTCGCGCAGTTCCTAGCAATTACTGGCTCGCCACAATGGACAGTTGGGATGGCGCAATTAACAACGAAGCCAACGCCCGACTGATCGCCGCCGCGCCGGAGCTTTTGGCGGCGCTGACTCTAGCATGGCCGGTCGTGACTCGCGACGTGCGTAATGGCTCTTGCCCGAGCGGAGTCGAAAACGTGCTCCGCGCAGCCATTGCCAAGGCCGAGGGCCGGTCGTAATTTTTCGGCAACTACAACCATCAGCGAAAGGACACACATGCCACGCAAGACAGACACGTTCCTAAGCCAAATCGCGGTCGGGGCCTACGGAGACCCGAGCCTCATCAATTCGGACTACGCCAAGGGATACGGGCAACTCGCGGGAAAGACCGTGCGTTACATCGAACTCGCGCGGGCCGAAGACTCGAACGAATACCAGCCGGTCATCGTGTTCACGGACGGGACTGCGGCTTTCGTCATGTGCGATGACGAGGGCAACGGCCCCGGGGCGCTGGACATCGTTAGGCCGGTGCAGCTAAGGCCGAAATCCAAGGGGACCGAAAGCGCGGCGCATCCGTTCGCCCTGACTGTCGGTTAAAGTTGAACATTGCGACACGGCGCTTGTGCCACGAGGAGCGAGCGCCGCACGCAGCAGTCAACCAAGAAAGGACCCATGAAGACGAATGAAACCGCAGAGATTCAGGTGACGCCCTACGATGACGTTGCCTTCCAGCAGTACGCGAGCCAAGACCCGTTCTTGGACTTCGCCATCAAGAACAGCCTGACGAACGTGGACGGGACGCCAAGGCCCGTGGAATACTGGCCGAAGCTAAGAGAGGCATGGTTCAACTCCGAGATACGCGAGAACTCGGTGGCCGTGCGCGAGTGGAACGCCTTCATGAGCGCCAGGGCAGCGGCCGTGCCGAAAGCGAGGGCATCGTGGAGCGCCGCACGCGACAGGAACGCGCAGCGCGCAGACCGCGCTTCGTGCGCGCTGGACTATTACGCGAATTGCTGCGGCGATGGCACGCGCAACGATCCCGTCCACGATCAGGTCACGCAGATGATGGCCTACACGCTTCATCTCATGCGCCGCGAGGACCCGTCAGAATCCAAGCACAAGGACACCACGCTTGCCGCGTGGCTTGGTCAGGCGCGCATGGCGTGGATCAACTACGAAGCCGAGTGCGAGGAGGCGCATTACGCACCATGAAAACCGACCTCAGGCACTTCATTGGGCGGGATCAAATCCACGTCCTGAATTGCAACATGCGCGGCGAAGAGGGCGAGTACTTCAAGCAGATGCTCGTCGATCTCAAGGCTCGCATCGAGCAGATGCCGCACACGTACCAAGCGCGCGGAGATAACCCGATGATCTGGCTGCACTACTTTGCGCGCGGCTCGATGAACTGGTGGGTTGCCGAAAAAGACATGGGATCGCCCGATGATGCCCCCGGCGAAGAGCAGTCCCAAGCGTGGGGCTTGGCCGACCTGTACGGAGACGGCGGCGAGTGGGGGTACATCCCGATAAACGAGATCATAGCGAACGGCGGCGAGATGGACCTGTACTGGAAGCCGAGGCGGCTGCGCGAGGAGAAATGCGACCACAACGAGATGGTCGAGACGGGCGACCCTGAGCACGCATGGAAGTGCGCCAAGTGCGGGCACGTCTACGGCTCCGAGGCCGAGGCGCTTGCCGCCATGGAGGTCCACAGCTGACAACTCTGCGGGTTCAAGCGATTAAACCGCGTCAAGGCGCGCCCGCACCAATTTCAAATGAATGTCCTAGTCGCATGTGAATGTTCGGGAGTCGTCCGCGAGGCCTTTAGAAGGCGCGGACACAATGCGTGGAGCTGCGACCTGAAGCCCTCCGAGGATGGGTCGCCGTACCACTACCAGCGCGACGTGTTCGATGTCATGCGCGCCGGGGGACCGACCCATTGGGACCTTCTGATCGCGCACCCGCCCTGCACGTATCTGGCAAACTCGGGCGCGCTGCACCTGTACTACAAGGGCAAGGACGGCCATCGCACGCGCATCAAGGACGTGTCGCGCTGGTCAGACATGAGGCAGGGCGCCAACTTTTTCACAAGGCTTCTTGGCTCCAATGTGCGCCGGATCTGCATTGAGAATCCCGTCATGCACGGCCCGGGGGCCAAGATGGTGGGTCGCGACTACGCGCAGACGATCCAGCCCTATCAGTTCGGCGAGGACGCGAGCAAGCGGACCTGTCTTTGGCTGAAGAATCTGCCGCCGCTCAGGCCGACCAAGTACTGCGAGCCCCGCATGGTCTGCGATGCGTGCGGCAAGGGGTACGCCTACGAGGCTGCGTTCTCCAAGGGTTGCCCGCATTGCGGCGCCGAGGCCGGCCGCGCCAAGCCCAGATGGGCCAACCAATGCGCGAGCGGACAGAACAAGCTGGGCCCCTCCGATCACCGGCAGGCCGATCGCGCGAGGACCTATCAGGGCATCGCCGAGGCGATGGCCGAGCAGTGGGGATCCCTTCCATGAAAACGAAACAAGAGATCAAAGATTGGCTCGACAAACAAATGGCAGATGACCGGCTCACGTACCCATGTGCCACCGTCTTTGAGAACGCGCCCTTGGCGCTCGAACAGCTCGTGCTCGAAACCAGGATTCACACGCTACAATGGGCACTCGACGTACCCCTTTGTCGATTTCCGCTGCGGAAGAAGAAGGCCCGACCATGAACGGCAACCACATCATCTACGCGATTGCAATAACCACGCTGGTCTACATAGGCTGGCACGAGGCCCATGAGCGGTGCGCCAGATGGCGCGCGGCCCGCAGGCGAAAGGAAAAATGAAACCGAAGGAAATGCTGGTGTCGCTCGGAGCCTGCTCCGAAGCTGTCGAATGGGCGCAGCCCTTCAAGTCCGCCAACGCCGCATGGAAAGACTGCAAGCGCGGTGACTGGATGCTGTGGTATTGCAGCAAATGGGCGGGTGAAATTGGCAGCCCGGAACGCCGCAAACTGGTGGGCGTTGCGGCGGCGTGTGCGCGGCTCGCGTTGCCCATCTGGCAGAAGCGGCATCCATGGGATGACCGCGTTGAGAAGTGCCTGATTGCCTGCGAAGGCTACGCACAAGGCACGGTGAGCGATAGCGAACTGCGCCTTGGGCGGGCTGATGCTGCTGCTGCTGCTTATGCTGCTGCTGCTGCTGCTGCTTATGCTGCTGCTGCTGCTTATGCTGCTGCTGCTGCTGATGATGCTGCTGCTGCTGCTGATGCTGCTTATGCTGCTGCTGCTGCTGCTGCTGCTGATGCTGCTTATGCTGCTGCTGATGCTGCTGCTGATGCTGCTTATGCTGCTGCTGCTGCTGATGATGCCCGCAAGCGCGTCCTAGCTCAATGCGCTGACATTGTGCGCACGCACTATCCAAGCCCGCCCGCCAAATGATCCACCTCTCCCAGTCCGCCCACCGCAAGCTCGAGGCCGCGATCGCGCGCGGCTGGACGCCCGACCACCTCTTAGGCCCTTGCGAATTCATGCGCAGGCGCCGCATGGAGAAGCGCGACCGCAAGCGGCGGCGAGGGAGGGACGAACCGTGAGCCTGTATGGCGGCTTGGCCGAGATGCAGTTGCGCCAAACGGGCGCCGAACGCTATGCGGCGCTGGCCCGCTGGCCCATCTGTCAGCCCGAGGCGATAGCGAATCACTACCTCTCGCATCTGGCCATCGCCAAGCAGCTCGACAAGGCCATCAAGATGGCGCGACACGGCGAAGGATTTGTGGCTTGCAACGAGCTGATCGAGTACGAAATCGCACTCATCAAGACGAATCACCTCTGCGATCTCGGCATCGCCCTGGAATGGCCGAGGAAGGGGGACGAGCCGTGAGCGAAAATCTTCCGTATTTCCTTGCCGGTATGGTCGGCGGCGTCATCGGCCAGATTATTTACTGGTGGTGGCGTGCCCGAAAGGACCGTCGTGGCTAACCAATCTCGCCTCGCGTGCTTGGCACGCCTCGGCGCATCGGGCGCGCAGCAACCTGGGAGACCGTGGGGAGCGCCCCCGCCTTGCGGGAGGAAAGCCGCAGGGGTTAATACTAGGCGTGCCGGCCGAGCACGTTTCAAAACGGTCCCATCGGCCACAAATTTCAAGGCTTGACAGCCACAGTACGGTACATTAACAGGCCCCCATGCAAGTCTCATTCTCTTGCCCGCTGAACGAGGTCGCGGTCTACGCCAAGCGCGCCGCGGCCTCCCAGAGATCGCTTTCAAGCTACATCGCCCATGTGCTCCGCGAGGTCCACTACCGGACGATCAACAAGGGCGTCATCGCTGAGCGCGTGCGCCCGACCACCCTTTTGACTTTGCGCTCTGCTTACAGGCCCGCGAGGGCCAAGTGAGGGATCACCGCGAATACCCCGACCGTCCTCCGCAAACAGGAAAGATGATGTTCTTCATATAGCAGCAAGGAGCAGGCGGCCGGGCCAATTTCACCCCAACCACTATGGAAAACGCACAACTAGCAGTCATCTCATCGAATGATCTCCTGCCCTCCACGATGGAGGCAGCCATTGAATTCTCCACCCGCATGGCCGAGGCCAAGCTCGTGCCCGTCCACCTCCAGAAGAGTCCGGCCGATTGCCTGCGCGTCGTGCTTCAGGCCGCACGCTGGCAGATGGACCCGTTCGCCGTGGCCGACAAGACCAGCGTCATCAGCGGCAAGCTGATGTACGAGGGCCAGCTTGTGAGCGCCGTCGTGAACTCGCGCGGCAAGCTGTCGAAGCGTCTGGAATACGACTTCGAGGGCGAAGGGCAGAGCCGCACGCTCACGGTGCGCGGTACAGTGCAGGGCGAGGACAAGGAACGCACGATCATCCTGACGCACGCTCTGGCCAGCAAGATCAACCGCAACGGGCAAATGAGCATCAACCCCGACCAGCAGATGTGCTACATTGGGTCGCGCATGTGGGCACGCCGCCACACGCCCGAGCTTATGCTGGGGGTGTACGTGCCCGACGAGATGGACGAGGACCCGGCACCAGGGGCCGAGCCGAAGAACGTCACGCCGCCGCCCGTTCGCCCGGATCCGGCCGCGTTGCGCAAGGGCCGCAAGGCCACCGGAGTCGCAGCGTCCAAAGAGCCGGAGCCGGCCGTGGACGTCAACGCCACCCCGGCAGGACAGCCCGCAGGCGACGGCACCGCCCACACGGTAAGCGCCGAAGCCCCTGCCGAGACCGCCACGCCCGCCAAGGTCACGTTGGAGAAGGACAAGCAGTACACTTGGCCCAACGTCAGGATCGTGAGCGCCAAGTGCGAGGACTTTGGGTCTGCGGGCAAGCCCCGCTACGGCTGCAAGGCCGAGATCGACTGCGAGCACTTCACGGGCACGGTCTACGACTTGGCGGGCGGCAAGGAAGACCCACAGGCGACGGCCGACGGGACCAAGATGGCGGGCAAGCTGCTGCCCATCTGGAAGGCCGGCCACGTCGTCACGCTCAAGGTGACCGGCAAGTTCTCGAAGGTTCAAAAGGTCGTCATCGGGATGGTCGACGAGATCACCAAGCAGGCTGTCCCCGAGGTCGAGCCGGAGCCGCAAGGGCTGGGGGTCGACTGAGCCATGAATACAGAGCAATTCCATGCGAAGGTCGACCGCTCTGGCGGCCCCAATGCGTGCTGGCCTTGGATGGCCGGGCGAAACGATGAGAACTACGGCAACGTAGATATTTTCGGTGTCGCATGGAAAGCTCACCGTCTCGCCTTTGTCCTAGCAGGTAATGAGATCCCCGACGGGAAGCTGGTGTGTCATACTTGCGACAATCCGCCGTGCTGCAACCCAAGGCATTTGTTCCTCGGTACGAAGAAGATTAACAGCGATGACATGAAGGCCAAGGGGAGAGAAAGGAAAGCCTCTGGGGACCTATGGCATCGTGCGCACGACCGCACCATAAAACGCGGCAGTGAAGCGTGGGCCCATATCCACCCAGAGCGCCAAGCGCGCGGGACAAGGATTCATGGCTCCAAGTTGAATGATGAGGCCGTGCGAGAAATACGAAGACTTCGCGCGAAGGCGGGCCTCCCATACCAAAGGTTGGCAACGATATTCGGCGTAAAATCCATCGGCACAATAAAGTGTGTCGTCGATCGGCTTACTTGGGCGCACGTCTTATGAGCCCACTTGGAATAGAGGACGGCTCGCCGGAGACTGGACTGATTGTTAAAGTCGGTGACAATGAACATGTCGCCTTGGTGGACGCCGGATGGGCTCACGCCTTGTCAGTGCTTGAAAATCGCGTCAGGGACTTGGTGGTTATTGACGTATCCACCGCCCAAACGGCCTCCGACCTGCAAAGACGCGCTACCACGGCTGCCACACAGCTCGAGGATGCCCGCAAGAAGGTAAAGCAGCCTTTCTTGGATGCCTGTCGGGCGATCGACGAAGCCGCGACACCCCCACGGCTGCGCATCGAGGCCGCCAAGAAGCGCCTGCAGAACGGTCTTACGCAATTCGCGGATAGCGAACGGGCGCGGGTAGCTGCCGAAGAGTCCGCGCGCCAAGCCGAGATCAGGCGCTTGGAGGAGGTTGCCCGCATCGAGCGTGAACGGCTGGCCCAGATAGCCGCCAAGGCCGCCCAGGATGCCCGTGTAGAGGCTGCGAGGGTCGAGGCCGATAGATTGCGCGTCTTGGCCGAGAACGAGGCCGCCAGGGCCGCAGGAAAGGCCGCGCCGCTGGATCTGGGGATCGAAGAGGAGCCAGAGCCGGCCCCCGAGGCTCCCCCGCCGGCGCCGTCCGAAGCTGAGATCAGGTTGCAAGAGGCTATCCATGCCCCCGTTCCGGTTGCCGTGGCCCCCATCGGAGTTGCGATGCGGGTGACCTTGGACATCGCCAAGGTCGACGTGGATCAGCTACCGGCGCCCTATGTCCAGCGGGTGCCGCTGACGGGCCTCCTTAGGAGCACGTATTGCACCGGCTGGAAGGACGGCGATGCCATTCCCGTCTGCCCAGGCGTCACGTTCGAGGTGAAGCGCACCCCCGTCTCAACGAGGCAAAGAATATGAGCCCCGCTCCTCAATTCACGCCTGACATGACCACATCAACTAAAGTTACCCCTCTAAGTGAACTGCTTGTACCGTTAGGCGCGTGCATTGAGGCCGTAGAATGGGCCAAGAAGTACCGCACCGGCAACGCCGCTTGGAAAGCCTGCAAGCGCGGTGACTGGATGCTGTGGTACTGCGGCAAGAACGCCGGTCCTGTTGGCGATGAGCGGCGGAAGCTGCTTGTGCTCGCTGCCTGCGAATGCGCGCGACTCGCGCTGCCGATCTGGCAGAATAGGTATCCCGACGATAATCGCGTCGAAGTCTGTTTGGACACAGCGGAGAAGTGGGCGCGTGGCGAGGCGACTATAGAGGCGTTGCAAGTTTCGCGCAGAAATTGCTACGCCTCCTACGCCGCCGCCTTCTCCGCCGCCTACGCCTCCGCCGACGCCTCCGCCTACGCCTCCGCCGACGCCTCCGCCGACGCCGCCGCCTCCGCCTCCTCCGCCGCCGACGCCTCCGCCTACGCCGCCGCCTCCTACGCCGCCGCCGCCGCCGCCTACGCCGCCTACGCCTCCGACCGCTCAAAGGTTCTCACTCAATGCTCTGACATCGTGCGCAAGCACTACCCTAATCCGCCAACACCATGAGCCCCGCCCCCGACAGCCCCGGCGCGAAGCAACCCGCCGAACATCTGCGCTCGCTCAACGCCTGCTCAGAGGCCGTAGAGTGGGCTTCCAAGTATCGTACCCGCTCGGCCGCGTGGAAGGCGTGCAAGCGTGGAGACTGGATGCTCTGGTATTGCAGCAAAAACGCCGGGCCTGTTGGCGATGAGCGGCGGAAGCTGCTTGTGCTCGCTGCCTGCGAATGCGCGCGACTCGCGCTGCCGATCTGGCAGAAGCGTTATCCTGACGACAAGCGTGTCGAGACTTGTCTGGATACGGCCGAGAAGTGGGCGCGAAATGAAGCGACGCTGGAGGCGTTGCAAGTTTCGCGCAAAAACTGCTACGCCGCCGCCGACACCGCCGACGCCGCCTACGCCGCCGCCGACGCCGCCTACGCCGCCGCCGACGCCGCCGCCTACGCCGCCGCCGACGCCGCCGCCGCCGCCGCCGCCCTCGCCGACGCCGACCTCCTCGCCCACGCCCACGCCCACGCCGACGCCGACACCCTCGCCGACGCCGACGCCGTCTACGCCGCCTACGCCGCCAGAGCAAAAGTTCTCTCGCAATGCGCAGACATCGTTCGCAAGCACTACCCTAAGCCGCCGACACCATGAACCCCGCCCCCCAAACCCCCGGCGCGAAGGACGAGGACCGCGATTTGGCTAAGGCTGTTATACGCGATCTCTCCATCGAGGATGGTGCTAGAGCCATCGCCGCCCACCGCCTCGCCAGCCTCGCGGCCAAGGAAGCGGAGTGCGCTGCGCTGCGGGAGGAGTTGGTCGAGGCAAGGGTCCGGGCCAATGCTTACGGCGGTGAAGCGGCTTCTTTGCGCAAGCAGTTCGCCGAATTTGAGCCGGAGAAAACAATGGACCTGATAGAATCGTTGGGTGCTGAAAACGCTTATCTGCGCAGGGAGAACCAGTCGCTCAGGCAGAGGGTGGAGGAGCTGGAGGCGCAACGGCAAGAGGAATACTACCAGCAAGAGACGGAACCGCAACCAGAGGAACCCACCCCCGGCGAGTCCGGCTGACTTATGGCGCGATTCAAATGCAAGGATTGCGGCAAAACGCCGTTCGAGCCGAGTAATCATCTTGGTTCCGTATGCTCGGAGTGCTGGGACCTTCGCGGTGAATTGATAAACGCGATGCAGTCTGGACTGATAACCACGGCGCAATTCCAGCACGTACAATCCGAAATGAACAATAAGCGATGGGCAGGAGCTAACGCCATACGCGACACCCTAACAGCCGCCCGAAGCGGCGAACGAAAGTAAGATATGAGCAAACTGATAATCACATTCCTCGCTGCCTTCGTGGCCTGCGGGTTCTTCATGCTAGGGGGATTTTTTGGATGGAGCGATAGCTGGAGGGAATTGGAGAACCCAAAGCAATCGCTCTTGATAGGAGCTGCCGTTCTAGGTTTCATTGTCTCGGCATTTCTGTTCACGGTCCTCGGATATTGGGCCTCCAGCAAGATATTAGGAGGCCAGCCATGACCGCCCCCGACCCGAAGGCCAGCGAAGGCGACGTGACGCAGGAGGACCGGGCGTGCGCGCAGCGGATTTGCGACATCGTGAATCAGTCTCTTTGCGAGAGAGGATATATCTTGGGTGACGAGCAGCCCTGTTTCGTTCTTGAACACGGACCGACCGTGCAAGCCATCGCCGCCCACCGCCTCGCCAGCCTCGCGGCCAAGGAAGCGGAGACGGCTGACCTGGTGCGCCGGGTGAAGCATTACGTATCGTGTGTGGAACCCCAGCTTGCGGCGGCCCAATCGGAGAACCAGTCGCTCAGGCAGAGGGTGGAGGGACTGAGCAAGGGACTTCGGGAGGTTCAGGATTTCATTTGGAATCTGCCGCAAGAGTCTGCCTGTGCTGCTTACGCCGTTGCCGATAGGCTACTCGAAGGAACGCCGTACCACGTTACAGCTGCCCTTTCGGCCACCGTGGCAGCGGGAAAGGCGGAGAAGACGTGAGGGCGGTCGATTTATTCTGCGGGGCTGGTGGGGCTAGCAAGGGCTTGTCCGTTGCTGGTTTTGAGGTCGAGGGGTATGACATCAAGGCTCAACCGCGGTATCCGTTCACGTTTCACCAAGGTGACGCGCTCACCGCCGACCTTTCTGGGGCCGATTTCGTGTGGGCTTCGCCGCCATGCCAAGCTCACACAGCGATGAAAACAATGCACAACGCAAGGTCCCACCCCGACCTTATCCCTGCCGTCCGCGAGAAGCTGAAAAGCTGGGGAGGTCCATATATCATCGAGAATGTTGTGGGGTCGCCGCTTATTGATCCGGTCAGGCTCTGCGGAACGATGTTCGATCTCGGCTGTGAAGATGCCGAACTTAGACGCCATAGGATTTTTGAGAGCAACGTCATGCTCATGGTCCCGGAGTGTAAGCATGGCTCGCGTGCTGCCGTCATTGGAGTTTATGGGGGCCACCTTAGAAACCGAAAAAGAGTCAGGACAATCGGAGTATATGGCGAGGGAGTCCGAGACTCGGTTCGGAAGTTCGACAAGGGGGTCGCTGACTTCAACGTCGTTCAAGGGCGCCGAGCCATGGGGATTGACTGGATGACGCTCGCCGAATTGTGCCAAGCCATCCCACCCGCTTATTCCGAGTACCTGGGGAGACAAGTGCTTGTGAATTGGTTCCGGAAGCCCGGCTTTTGGTGGCCAGGACTGCTAAATAGGACGTACGCTACCGCCGCCAGTGCCCCCACGCCCGACCGGGGAGCGGGGAAGGACGCAACGTGAGCGGCTACGGAGCAGTCGAGAGGATGCTGGACGCGATGAACCGCAAGGCGACGGTCGCCGAGGCATTTCTCGGGCATTGTTCGAAGATCGTGGAGCGGCGCGAGATCGACCATGTCGCACTCGGCTACATGCTGCGCAAAAGACGAATCGCGCAATCGGTCAGCCTGCGCGCCCATGCAGCAAAATTGAAGCTCTCCGCGCCCTACGTGTCCGATTTAGAATTAGGAAGGCGCGGATGGTCACTCGCCCGCGTAGAAGCTTACCTGGGCGCCCTTCCAGAGATGCCCGACGCTCCCAGTCTACAAATCCGTTAACCGTCGCTCCACCCGCCCACACGCCATGAGCTACAAAGAAAAACTCTACCGAGAAACGGTCTCAGCAGCCACGTCGCTCGATCTCCTTGAACTAGCCTGCGCCGAAGTGGACCGCCTGCGCGCCGAGAACGCGAAGCTGCGCGAGGACAAGGAGCGGCTGGACTGGCTGCTTGCTACGGGCAATATCTGCGTCGTTCGCCAAATCAAAGGGTGCGACACGACATGGGATAAGCCGACAACCCGCGAAAGAATAGACTGGCACATCAATCACCCAGACGAATCGGCTCGCAAAGCCGCTCTGCGCCACGCGACGGAGCCGCACGGCGAGGAGACGAAGAACTTATGAGCAGACAAACCTATCGAATGGAGCAATCCGACATGGACGCGATTCTTGAGATCGCCCGCCATCCGTCCCCTGTAATGTTCCTATCTGGAGGCGTTCCAATGGGGCCATCAACGCAAGAACGTGCCAACGCTGTGTGGAAAGCGATGGCCGACCGGCTAGGTTTCGTGTGGGACACGGCTGAGGATGCAGGAACGGGAGACCCGAGAGATTTCACGGCCTCCGCCTCGCCCGAACGCAGGGAGGGGAAATGAGCACGCCTATTCCAGTCCCCGAGATAATTGACGCCTTGAAAAAGCTGTTTGGGAAAAGGTGGCGTCACGGCTTCATTCAACTGCCAATGGCTACGCGTCGGCGATGCCTACGCTGGATGTCCAAGCAATGAACTCAACACAAGGACGAGGACAGGGCCAGTGGTGGCCAACGGACGTTCAGGGCCGTAAGTCGGCGTTGCTTTACTGCCCTTCCTGCGGATTACCAATCAGCCTAGAAAACCATTCGATAGCGGCAGACGGTACGGTGACGCCCTCGGTTGTCGAGGTCTTTGGCGACAAAGCCAAATGCGGCGAGTGCGGCACGTTCCATGAAAGCATTAAACTGGAAGGATGGAAGCCATGACGCGCCCGGCGGTCAGGAAAATGTGGGCAAAAGATTTGCTTGGTGGATGGGAATGTCCCGGTCGCATGGTGTTGGCCGTCTCAAAGCGCCCAAGAAAAAAAGATGGAAGAGATGAATATTTACCCGTCGCCATGCTCGACCTGCGCAGCGAAGCCGTCGAGCGCACTGTCGAGCAGATGGCGGAAGCAATTTGCAAGTGCTGGCACGGCTCTATGGTAGATCATCCTGTGTGGCGCAAGGAAGCCAAAGCCGCCCTCTCGGCGCTCCTGCAACTGCGCAAGCACAAGCCATGACCCCCGCCGCCGAAGCCGCCGCGCACGAAGCAATCGTAGGCAAGCTACCAAAATGAACACCAAGGAACAACTCGACTTCATCCACGACATGCAGCGCCAGGTCTCAGGACTGATGTTGATGGCAAACGTCTCGGTTGTGCTGGGCTTCGTGGCCATCTCCCTGTGTTGGCTGGCGTGGAAGCGGAGGAACAAATGACCGGCCCGCGCAGACCAACCCAGAAGGCGCTCGTCGGCATCGCCAAGTTCGCCGTCGACAGCGCAATGGAAGCCCAGTTCACGCTGGAAAACGACCGTGCGCAGCTCGGCTTTGAGGCGGCCGCAAACGCGGAACTCCGCGAACGGCTTACCGCCGCCTCGCTCGACGCCCCACGGATCGAATGGCTCGGCGCCCATTGCCCGTCGATCAACCGGACGGCGCGCGGCGTTCAAGTCAAATGGTGGGCGCACGGCCATATCCACGGGGCCGAGGGCGACAACCTGCGCGAGGCCGTGGACAAGGCGATGAAGCGATGAATCCGATCGTGCGTTGCAGCCAACTCGATAGGCTCCTGAACTGCCCTGGCAGCCGGACGCTGGAGGAGATCGTGGGCAAGCGCGGGGGCGACGATGGCAACGAAGGCACGGCGCTGCATTGGGAAACCGCATGGCGACTGGTGCGCGAACTCGGCGCCGCGCAGCCCGAGGGCGGGCTCCCCGCTCTTTCGGGTCCCGAATTCGGAATACCCTCCTACGTCGCCTGGATCGTCGACTGGTGCTTCAGGATCGTGCGCGATGAGGTTGATCCGTCTTGGGCCCTCGAGGTCGAGCCCGAACTGTCTTGGCCGTTCGAGAACTTCACACTTGTCGGGCATCTGGACGTTGCCGCCACCAGCCCGGACGGCAAGGAATCCAACGACTTTGACTGGAAAACGGGCCGGATCCCCGTACTTCCAGCCGACTGCAACTGGCAGGTCGCGGGCTACATGGCCCTGCGCCGGCTGATCTACGGCGTCGACAAGGCGCGCTTCACAATCGCCCAGCCGTGGAATGACGAGGCCGAAGGATACGAGCGGCAGTCTGTCGTCGAGATCGAGGCCGAGGCGCTGAACCGCAACGTCGCCGAGATCGAAAGGCGCGTGAACGCCGCCCTCGAGGACGGGATGCTTCTCAACACCGGACTCTCGCAATGCAAATGGTGCGTGGGCTGCCATTGCCCCGCCATCCAAAAACTACTCCATACTATGCAAGTACGACTGACACCTGAAACGCTGGCGGGAATCAAGGCAAACCTGGATGACCCGCTGCTGGTCAACCTCGTGGCCGACGCGCGGACCCTGGCCAAGCCGATCGAGGACGCGACGGACATGCTCAAAGACCGACTGAAGGCCAGCGGGCCGATCACGGTCGGCGACCGCACGGTTACGTTGCTCACCCAGAACGCGGGCTTCCGGGTCGTCAACCCGGTCGGCATGTTTGGCTGGCTCAAAACGCTCCTCAGGGACGAGCAGCTTGCGCCGGCCCTCTCCTATCCTGGAACTCGGATTAAGGACCAGATCGCGGTCGCGCTCGACGTTCCAAAGACCGGGAAAGCCCCCGTGACCGCCAAGAGCGTATTCGAGGGCGGTGCCGCCGCGTTCATCGAACAGAAAACCAAGGACGTTTTGCAATTCTCGTGACCCCTATCGAATTTTTCATCGTTGGAGAGCCGCGCCCCCAGCCACGCCCACGGGTAGCGCGCGGCCACGCCTACAACCCCCCGGGCCTAGTCGACGCCTGGAAGGGCGCTATCGGCTGGGGCTGCAAGGCGCACCGGCCGCCGCATCCACTCGTAGGACCCATGCGGGTCGACCTGTGGTTTTATTTTCCGCGCCCGAAGTATCACTTCAGGAAGGATGGGCAGCTCAAGCAAGAGGCGCCAATCCGGCATATCGTTCGGCCGGATAGGGACAACGCTGAAAAAGTGATCCTCGACTGCTTGACCAGAGCCGGCTTTTGGGACGACGATTGTCAAGTATGTGCCGGCGAGGTCAACAAGCTCTATGCGAACACCGAACCCGGCGTCCGTGTCGTAATCACCCCCTTAATCTGATGACCAATATGACGATCTTCTGGATAATCTCGCTTTCCATTACGCTGCTGGCGGGCGGATTCCTACTGCGTACCGCGATGGCTGCGGCCCCGGTCTACGGCGCCGACGAGCAGCCGATAAGGGTGCCGCATTACGAGCCCCTCGATAATGACATCCTTCTTGAGGCGATAGCCTTCACGGAGAACTGGGACGGCGAATCGACCGGCGCTGCCGGAGAGCGGGGTCCCTGGCAGATGCTCCTGTCGACGTGGAAGAACTACTCGACCGAATGGATGCCCTATACCTCGACATCTTGGAAAAAGCCGGAGCCGCAGCGGGTGCTTCACGCCCACGCATCGTGGATACGCGACCAGATGGAGCGGCGCAAGCTGCCCCAGACGGCCTACGTCTTCGCGCTCTTCTGGAAAAGTGGGTACGGTCGCGTGGTCAACAATTACGAGCGCTCGTCTGACAAGGCCTACGCCCAGAGAGCACAGAATTTGTATACCGAGCTGGTCAAGTAAATGGATCTCGGCATTGACGACGAGCCGCCGGTCACCGAGCCGGTGATCGACGAGATAGACCTGCCGCTTCCGAACGGGATCGTCGCGCGCGACTACCAACTCAGGGCCCTCGACAAGATAGCCGAGGGCTGGGGCACGTACAACCGCCAGTTGGTCGTAATGGCGACCGGCACGGGCAAGACTGTCCTGTTCTCAAAGATCACCGAGGGCTTTGTGCGGCGCGGCCTGAAGGTTCTCATTGTGGCGCACACGGAAGAGCTCTTGGATCAGGCTGCCGACAAGCTCTTGCGCGCCACGGGCATCAAGAGCGACAGGGAGAAGGCTGACGAGTACGCAGGCCTCGGGGCCCAAGTCGTGATAGCCTCCATTCAGACGCTCTCGAAGGACGACCGACTGACGCAATTCCCTGTCGGTCACTTCGCTCTCGTCATCGTGGACGAAGCCCACCGCAGCTTGGCGAGGTCGTACACGAAGGTCATGTGCTACTTTCATTTCGGAGAGCAGTCGCTTGACCCGGCGTGGGTGATGCCCGAGCCGGGCGTCGACTACAAGCCGCGGTGTCTCGTACTGGGCGTGACGGCCACGGACGACCGCGGGGACCGCCGCAGTCTCGGCCAGTTCTACCAGCATTGCCCGGTCGAGTACGGCCTGATAGACGCCTGCCGTGACGGGTACTTGGTGCGGCCCATCGTCAAGAACCTGCCCCTCCAGATCGACATAAAGGGCGTGCGTACCCGGGGCCGTGATCTCGATGCCGGAGAGGTATCCGAACGCCTGACGCCGCTCCTGCGTGAGATAGCGAAGCACTTGGCGGCCGAGGCACGGGACCGCAAGACCATCGTGTTTCTCCCCAGCGTGGACGCCGCGCGGCGCCTAGCCGATGCCTGCACCGAGGCTGGTCTCAGGGCATCGTTTGTCTCTGGGGCCTGCCCTGATCGCGCCGACAAGGTGGCAGCCTTCAGGGTCGAGACCGTTGGCAGTGTGATCTGCAATGCCATGCTCTTTACCGAGGGTGTCGACATACCGGACGTCTCCTGCATCTGCATCCTGAGGCCGACCAAGATCCGCAGCCTCTTCGTCCAATGCGCCGGACGCGGAAGCCGGCCCCTGCCTGGCGTCATAGACGGCCTAGAGTCCAAGGAGGAGCGCACCGCCGCCATAGCGGCTTCGGCCAAGCCGAACATGCTGATCCTGGACTTCCTGTGGCTCTCGGATCGCTTGGACCTGGTGAAGCCCGTCGACTTGGTGGCGACCCGCGCGGACATGAAGGACCGCATGGACGCGCTCACTGCGGACGCGGCTGGATTCGACCTGCTGGACTTGGAGGGCGTTGCAACCCGGGACCTGCTCAAGTCCCTCGAGGCCGCCGCGCGCAAGCACGCCAACAAGGCCGCCCGCGTTCTGGACCCCCTCGCATGGGCCGTAGATCTAGGCGATGCCCGGCTCGCGGCCTACGAGCCGGAGACTGACTTCGACCGGCGCCCGGCAACGCCTGGACAACTCGACCTACTACGGCGCCAGCGCATCGACGTGGACAAGGTGACGTGCTTCGGGCACGCAAGCGCCATCATCGGCCGGGTCATGCACCGCTACAAGCTGCACCTCGCAACGCCCCATCAGTTGCACTTCCTGCATCAGCTAGGACTGCCGCCCGATCGCGCTGCCCTGCTCTCCATGAGCGAGGCCAGCGCAACGATCGACGTCATGAAGCGGCGCTAGAGGCGCCAGCGCCGACTTTTTGCCGCCCTGTATTCCTTCGTGTCGGACAAGGCCATGGTATCAGAATATAATGCCATTTCTAATACGCTTGTTCTTCACCCTGTATTCTCCGTTAGGATCAACCTCAACGATGCCAAAGCCATGGTTCCATTTATTCACTGGGCAGTACTTTGGATGAAGTTCGCAGAGGCAACCAAAAGACCAGCAGGTAACCAGTTCGTCGTTGATCGTGCTTTCCGAGTGCTCTGATCCTTGGTGCCAATGTCCGGCTGCGCACGCCGCCTTAGCCTTCAGGTAGAGCCCCCGGGCCGGATTTACTGGGCCGACGAACCCACCGACGAATTCGTGCCCATGAAAGAGCGGAAGTTTGCCCAGTTTTATCGGTCGCTTGTCCTTGACGTAGGTTATTCCCCTGTCGCCGAAACCCAATATCGCGGGCCAGTCAACGATGTTGAGCTTCTGTATCTCAGGGACCTTGGAGATCAGGTGCTCAAGTCTTTCCTCGTGATTGCCCGCCTTAAAAATTATCAGGGCATTTGGGAACATTTTACGCACCACGTCGAGCAGCTTCTTGAATCCCAAAACCTCGCCATAAAGATCACGAAACCGAGCATCCCGCGTAAATTTTGAAATCTGGTAACAATCCAAGGAATCCCCGTTGAAAATTACGATTGAGCAATCGTGCTTTTTCCCGTCCTCCAAAGCGGCGGTGGTCGACGCCAAATTGTAGTACGGAAAATGGAGATCGCTCAGGATCAGTGCCCTACTCGGCACCTCCACGTCCACCAAATGCGGCTTGTACGGGATCTCGTCCGACTCAGGAAGGCCGAGCGGATTCGACTCCTTGGACACCATCGTTCTTGAGTCGTGGTCATCCCTCTTGGCGCGCATTCTCTTGCCGGCCTGACCGCGCCTGTAGCGCACGGCATACCGGGCTCCCTCGACGTCTTTGAAGACACCCGGATTCTCCCGGTGCATCTTTGATGCCAACCCGTGGGTCGGCATGTTTGGCCACTTCGAAACGTACTTGTCGGCGAGCGCCGTGGCAGCAGCGTTAGCCGAGTAGTTTGGGCATCTTTTCACAAATCATTTGCCGAGCCTCTTCAGTTCATACTCCTTGTCCTTCTTCTCTTGGATGCGCTTGGACTGGTGCCAGATGGCAATGAGTCCCGAGGTTATGGCGACGGCTAGGGCCATTATGCGCATCCATTGCTCAAGGCTGTCCAAGAAGGACACCGAGGCCGAGGCAACCGATATGCCTGCCATCGTGTTCGAGAAGATGTGCGGGATCTTAATAAGTCGCATTGGCATCCTGAGATGAAATAAGGCCGTGGAATGCCACGGTCAAGATGCCTCTACCTACTATCACGTAAGCAAAAATACGTAAAAAGGCGTAGCGGCTTTTAACGTATCGCCCTAGCCCAAGTTTGGGAGCCTGTGCTTTAGAAGGTCGAGGATTCCGAATGCGTCCAAGGTTATCCAGACCGCGACGATGATGAGGCCGACGTTGATGATGGTCTTGAAGACGCCGGTCACGAAGCGGTTGACCAGCCATGCGAGTCCGCCGAGCAATGAAATCACAACAACGAATTGGAGAATGCTCATGGGGGAATTCAATCGTGCCGTCCCCTTGGGTCAAGTTGCTCTGGTGTGGGGTATTCAACTTACCTCGTAGACCTCGACGAGGGCGTCTCCGGTGTCGCCCGAGGCCCCTTCTACCTTGGCGGTGTACGCCCCGGGCGCCAGGCTTAGAACCACGGCCGAGTCCGCGCTGCCGGCGGCCGGCCACGGGAAGGCTCCAACCTCGGCGGCCACGGCCGCGATCGTGGGATACGCCCCCCACCCCGTATTTGCCCCAATAACGGTGCTTCCTGACAGGATCGTCAACTTTGGGTCCCCCAGTACCCCCGGGACGCCAAACTGGCTCAGGGCGGGCCCAGAAGCCCGGATTAGCACGGTTTTGCGGGTAGATCCTGTAATCACGAAGCCCGCTATCAGGATGTTGGCGCCCGTGCCCACGAATCCGCGGGTAGAGATGTTTACCAGCTTGGTCGACTGGCCCCCCAGATCGTTGTTGGCGCCGTTGTTGTCTTGGACCGCGGGCCCGGTAACGTTCGCCCGGTATTCCAGATTCACCAAGGGATCTATTGCACAACTATGGCAGTTGTTGAATATGATCTGGCTGTCGCCACCGTCCTGAAGCCCTGCACCCACTCCGATAAGCGCGGCCCTTGCGTTGTCGAAGACCATTGAGCGGTGGCCCTTGTGCAGCACGTTGCCGTTGTCGGCCATCCAGCCCTTGAAGACGAGCGTACTGAGGGTGCCCCCTGGCGTCCCGTAGGCGTGGACGCCCTCGATGCACTCCATCATTTGCAGCACGTCAAAGTAGATTCCCTGGCAGTCCCCGGCGGCGCCGCGGCCGTCGTTGCCCATGATAACACCCTGGTTCCAGAAGTTGAATTGCAGGTCGGTGAAGCGGTTGTTGACGCCACTCAGGAGCGTCAGCGCCGGGCCCGTCTTCAGGTAATTCTCGAAGGTCCCGTAGGCCCTGATGGTTCGTGCAGAGAGGTTCCAGCACTCTTGCAGGATGATGCCCATTGTCCAACCTCCCCCGGAGATGCACAGGTCCCGCAGCTTGGACCCTGGATAGCTGCCCACCGACCCGAGGCCCTTGGAGCCGTAGCTGATCTTCAGCGGTATGCCGGCTGACGCGCTCGAGAAGAAGCCAAGCTCGGAAATCTCCACGCTGTTTTGCTGTGGGTCGCCTGCCGACAGGTCCAGCACGAGGCCGTTGTTGCCCGCCACGGGCACCAGCCGGGAGATGGTGTCGCCCAGCCCGGCAATTACCATGGGCCCTTGGAAGCCAGCCGGCAGCAGCAGGTCCTTGGAATGCTTCAGGTCGCCCGCCGGCAGGAACAGCACTCGATCGCCGGAAGCCGCCGCGGCCAGCGCCGCCGTCAGACCTGCCGAATTGTCGCCGAGGTTCGCGGATACATTGTACGGCGACCGATCGGCGTAAATGGCGCTCATTCGTGCCAGCGGGTCTCCTGCCAGTAGGGGGCGGTATGGTCGATGACCTCGCCCTTGTGGAGCGTGACGCAGCCCCCAAGTGCTAGACAGATGATCGCTAGGGCGAGCCGTTTCACGGCGTTCGGTACGGAGAGTCCTTGATGATCGCGTAGCTGCCGGCCATATGGACGTGCGTATGATCGCAGTCGAAGTCGATGCCGCCGATCAAGTGTTGGTCGATGTGCTCGACATCACGAAACACGGTCTCCACCTCGCCGGACGGCCCGATGACAACCACATCGGTCGTGTGCCCCAAGGAGCAGCCGGACAAGCACGAAATAAGCGACAGGAGCGCCAAGAATGCGGCCCCTGTCGCAAGAAACAGTTTCAGGTCCTTCCTCAAGCCGAGGGTGCGGGCGTGCCGTTAATCACCAGTTCTCGCGCCACGCCGTTCATTACGGTCGTTATGATGGCGCCCGCGGCGCCCTGTAGGGGAGTCGGTGCGGTGGCGTTCTGGTTCGCCAAGATTTGCTGCACGGCGCCGTCTAGGGCTGCGGCCTGGGCCGGACTGAGTTTGCCCTTGGTGGCTGCTACGATCTGTTGCAGGAGGGCCGCTTCGTCTTGGGCCGTCAGCTTGCCGCCTTGGAACTTGTTCCAGTCGACCACGAGGGCTTGGGCCACTGGCACGAGCGCCGGGTTCTTCGTGATGAGCTGCGCCGTTGCGGCCTCGGCGGCGATATACGCGCCCGATGCGGCAGCTTGGGGACCATTGCAAGCGCAGGTTAGGGAAAGGACGCCGAGGGCGACGACGAAGGCAGCGAAGAACGAGCGATTTGTTTTCATAGGTGGTCTCAGAGGCACGCAGCTAAGGGACGCCGCCGGTACTGGTCAAGCAAGAATTATCAACCAGGACCTCCCACCGGCTGATAGGGAGACGGTCCTGGGTGAACAGTGACGCCATTAAGCGTCGGAGTAGGACTCGGTGTCGGCGTTGGCGTTGGCGTGGCCGTGGGCGTGGGCGTGGGAGAGGGGGTCGGCGTCGGGCTCGGAGTGGGAGTAGGCGTGGGCGTGGGCGTCGGGCTCGGAGTAGGAGTCGGCGTCGGCGTGGGGCTTGGTGTCGGCGTAGGCGACGGAGTAGGCGTGGCCGTAGGCGTTGGTGATGGCGTTGGGGTCGGTGACGGAGTAGGGGTAGGGCCCGCGGCGTACTCATAGACGCCTATGGACGGCGGGTTCGGTCGCGCGAGGCCGGCGCCGTCATAAGGTGCCACTGACAGAGTAGATGCCGTTCCTACCCCAACGACCGGAGCCGCGCCCGACGTAGGAATCCAAGTCGTCGCATCCAATCCGGGCGCCTGATTTCCGCCTAGCGCCGAACCGCTGAAGCTGTGTGGATCGAATGTGTCCCCTGCGACAACAAGAGACTGCCAACTCCCGGTCGGGGCCGGAGAAGTGCCGAATGTTTTTGATGACGACGAACTGCTTGCCGACCAAGACATCTGCGTGCTGGCGATGAGGCTGTACGCAAAGTTGTAATCCGACGTGAGGGTTTGCTGGGCGTTTTCGAATACGCCTATGCCCGTCACACCCTGAAAAACGTTGTTATAGGCGGTGGCCGCCGTAGCGGTCGTGTAGCCGGGGCCAGCGTTAGCCAAGCTGACGGCAATTCCATAGCCGGACCCGATGAAGTCGTTGTTGTAGATGTAAATCGCGACCGAAGAACCATAGGCATCCTGATACACGAGCCCGTCCTTCGGGTAGTCGTGGGCACCCATGAAAAACAGGTTGTTATAGATGTAGCTGGGAAGGGCGTAGCCATCGGGGCAGTATATCCCGGCCGTTGCGTTGCTTCCCCAGAACGAGCCGGATTGATCGCCCACGATGTTCTCGTGGAAATAGGTCCCCAGGGTGCTTCCGGTGTGCGTCGCGTAGGCGATTATCCCATCGTGGTGGAATGCATTGGTTACGGTCAGATTCACATAACAGCCAGATCCGGCGACGGAATTGGTCGTTGTTGCGAGATTCGTGACGGGCGACCCATATCCACCACCCGCGCCCCAAGTCGGCGCGCTCCCATATAAGATCGACGAGAGGCCGGTGACGACTCCACCCGCTCCGATGCTAGTCACTGTGAGGATACAGCCCGAGCCATTGGTGTCAGATGTTTGTCCCGGACTCGGGACCGTGGGATAAATCTGGTCGCCAACCAGATAGAGTGTTCCGCCGCCGCTGCTGCCGACTGTAGCAGATGAGACGCCGCTATCGTCCCAGTTGGACGGGTTCCCGTAGGTGTTCCCGTGCATGTCGAAGCTGTCCAAGCTGCAATTCACGTTCGGGTCCCCGACGCCCGCGCCCCAGTTGCAGTTGTAGGTCCAACAGTTTGAGTAAACGTGCGTGTGGCAGGTCCCGCGATAGGCGACGTAAAACGCGGTGGGAGCATCGTGAAATATGCAATTGGTGACGGTGACATTCGAGGTGTTTCCCGTGTTGTTGTTCGCCTGCACGCAGTCATCCGTGCCGTAGCTAAGTGATTCGTCGTCGATTGAGAAACGTGTGTGGACGTAGAGGTTGGCGACTAGAAGGTTTTGGACAGTTATGTAGCTGGAATCACTGATCGAGACGCCCACCGAGTTAAGCTGGTTGCCGAGCGCGGATCCGTTGTTCGTATTCGAAATCACGCCGTTCGCCTTCGTGATGTCGGGCTTGACACCCCCGGTTCCGTTGCCGCCCATGCCGGGGGCCCCGCCTCCGTCGATCACGATGTAGTTCTTGCTGTGGGCTATGATCGCCCCGGTCGATGCCCACACCGCCGTCGTCATCGAGGCGCCCGTGTCGAACAGGAGCGTGATGTAATGGCTGGTGTCCGTCCCGCCGCGCTGGAAAGTGAGCGCGGTCGTAATGTTGCCCTCCAGCATCACCGTGTCTCCGGGACTTATCTGCGTACCGGATCCGGCGGTGGCGCTCCAATTACCCAGTGTGTTAAAGGCTGCGGCCGACCAGGCGTTGCCTATGCTCGTGCCGTTCTGCGAGCCGGACCCGGCCTGATTCACGTACCATGTGCTGGCGGCTTGAGAGGCCGAGCCCGCAAGCAGGAAGATGGCGATCAGGAGCTTCCTCATTTGACATATGCGCTGTCAATCTCGCCCGCCGAGCCTGGCACCTGCTGGACGGCACCGAACGAGCCGAGCTTGCCTTGGGCGCTTGAATAGTACGGAGATGCCACACCGACCGCAGGCGAGGTCGAGAGCAACCGAAGATCGGTAAACGCCGTCGTGTAGTCCGTTGCCGACAGCACGGTGTTCACAACGCCTTGGCTCGTGGAAGCGAGCCAGTCGGTCGCGAGATCAGTGGTATTTGTCCCCCCGCTGGTGTTCTCCCGATAGCGGTTGTAGGGTGCGGCAATCGCATTTGTTCCGATCGTTCCCTCAATCGCATAGCTGGTGTAGTCGGTAATCACGTTGTCCATAGCCAGATTCAAGGTGGTGGAACCCGTAATTACGGTGATGCCATCAGTCCAATCGGTTATCGTATTTCCTACCATCGTGGACACAGAGGTGCTCAGGGATACGTAGATTCCGTACCCGTTTCCCGAACCGACGATCTGGTTCTCGGAGGCTAACGTGACTCCCTGCATACTAATCCCCACACACGTTGCGCTGGAACTTGACTGCAAAATGTGATTCCTTATGGCGCGAGTCCCCGATGTGGTGGCAGTGATCGCCGTCGTTGCCGCGCTGGAGCCCGTCATAAACACGTCGTTGTTATAAATAAAAACATTGGTCTGTCCTGCAATACCTATGGCTCCTGAGTTATTGTATGAGTCGGTGACAACGCAGTTCTGGACAATTCCGTTTGCCGCCGACGCAATATCAGCGCCACCGGTCGCGGCCCCGGTCACGTTGAGCGAATCGACGATGGCAAAGGTCTCCGAAACCAGGGTAAGGTGTCCCGTCGTGTAGCTGAACGCTGGCATGTTGGTCGTCACGAGGAGGCCGCTGCTGTTCACTCTACCAAGATAGCCGTCTCCGGGGACGGCGTGAAACCCCCTGATCCAAATGGGTGAAGTCGAGGTGCCGCTATTTGTGAGCGCGTCGTTGGTTGTTGTCCGCGTATATGTGGCGTCGTTCACGACGTTCACGCGGTCGCCCGCCGCCGCGCCGGCCAACGCAAGGGCCCAAGTGCAAAGCGGGGCGCAAGTGCCAGTCCCCGTCCCGGGCTGGTTAGCCATCGTGAAAATGGTTCCCGGCGCGTTGCTGCCGGCTCCAAAATTCGTCCATGTCGTCGACCCATCGGTAAGGATTATCGCCAGCACGCCGTTGCTCGTCATCGAGGTCGCCACGGTCGAGATGGCAACGGCGTAGGTTGAACCACCCACCGACGAAACGTAATGGTCGGTGATCGCGGCGAACGCGGATGAAACCAGACAAAGGAAAAGACAGAATAGCTTTTTCATGGTCATTCCCAGTAGAGGTCAACGGTTGCGTATTGGGCCACACCGTCCGCAGTTAGGCTGGCCTCGAACATGTCACCAGCGGTGATTGTTGTGGAGCCCCAACTCGTGAAACTCGTCCCGCTTCCCTCTGTGCTGCTGGAGGTATTAGGCTTGGTCCCGGACCCAGTTATTGAGGAAAGCCCCGCATAGCCCGAGCCGCTGGAGGACCTTAATATATCGACAGTCACGCTGCCGCTCGGATAGCACGTTGCCGTCCATCCGATCAGCGTGCCTCCATAGGGGGCCTTAACGAACGTACCCGCCTTTGCCCCGGTGGTAAGCACGCCGCCGCTCCCGTTGAAGTTAAAGGTGATCGACTTGACGTTGACCTGCGGGATCGTATCCCTGACCAAGACGCCCGGTGCGGCCGATTGCTCGACGCCTACCACGTCGGTCGGAAGCGGCCCTCCCGTAGCCCCAAGGTCGCTGATGGTCCTTGGGTCGCCAGCCACGTAGTATGTGCTTGTCGCGTCGTATCTCCATGTCAGGAGAACGAAGGAATTCGGCTGGATACGCACGCTGGTCGTCAGGCCACCTCCGTTGAATGACCAGGAACTCCGATAAGTCGGCGTATGAAGGACCGAACCGGTATTCTTAACCAGCACGGAGAACTGCGCAACAGGTGCCGAAGGATCGGCAGTGAACGTAAGCGCCTCGTTGGGATGCCCCGTGTCCGAATCGGTGAGGACGACGTAGTTCCATGATTGTGTTGTGTCGATCGCCAGCGCGGGCATGTTGTACGGTTGGAACACGGGTGCCGTACCGAATCCCACCGCGCCGGCCACGTAGGTAACGGGTCCGTATAGCGTCGGATAGTTTATGGCGGCGCTATTTAAAACACTAAGGGTGTTTGAGATAAGGCCCGGCGAACTAAGGGTGCCCGCAGAATATTGCAGCCCGGCGCTTCCGGTGATGACGCCCGTGCCCGAGAAGTAGCACACCTCGCCAACAGCGCCCCCGGATTGCGTGACCGTCCCGGCACCCCCGCCCACGATGGCCGAGAGCTGGGTCATCGTGAATGGCCCCATTGCTATGAACTGATTCGGTGAACTAGGATCGGCCCGGTAGGCGTAGATCGAGTCTGAACTCAACAGGGTGTACGGCGACGGGATGGGCCCCACATAGGTCTTCTGGGCTCGGGCCGGGGCCGCCAGTCCCGCGATGAGGGCGAGGAACAGAAGAATTCTTTTCATGGCAGGATTGGTTATCCTTGGTCGCGGTAGGCGATCAGACCGCCGCCCGAGGTGATGGTGACGCTTTGAAAGTTGCCGTAGAGGACAGATCCTACGGGAATCACGATGCCGACATATGTCTGGTGGTCCGGCGCCGCGGTCCCCGTGCCGGTGCCAGGACCCGTGGCCGTGAACTGGGTCCCGACCGTGTAATTGGCCGGGGCGCCGAAACTCGACCAGACGGTTGTGCCAAGGGAGATGATCGTGTACGTTTCGCCAAGGACAAGATTGGCGGCGCCCACGACCTGCGGCGTGCCGTTGAGCGTCTTGATCGAGGTCGTGACGACGGTCACGGTGGTCGCAGCGATAGCGAAGAGCGCATACCACGCGCCCTGGACGGCGCCGCCGGCGGAGGTCAGCCAATCGGAGAGGGCGCCTCCGCCGGGCTGCGAGATGTTGTCCACGTTGAGGGGCGCCTTGGCAAAGTTGCCGGTCGAGGGAATTCTAATCATGGGAATGGCGGGTTGAGCTTTTGGGTCGCATCTTGCATTTTGAGGCCGGGAGTCAAATTAGTATCCGAGTGGGCAATAGGCGCGGTTGAACGGGCTCGCCAAGTCCGCGACTTGGTTCACGAGATCGACCAAAGCGGCGTCACCGTCCGAGATAACCCGCCTGTCGTCGTCCGGGCTGACGGTCTGCCATGCCGGCAGCCCGAGGAGCGCCCGCCGGGCCATTGGGATCAGATTCTTCTCGAGGAACTGGTCGGGCACTGTGAGCGGCGTCGCAGCGGCGATGTCGGACAAGAGCAGCCGGATCGGCCAGAAGGAGAACCGGATGTTGATCGCGTAGGCCGTGTCCGGCAGCGGCGCGAACTTCAGGACGATGAACGGGGAGAAGCCCTGCGAGTTGCCCATGTACTGCGGCCACCAGCTCTGCGGGCGGCCAATCGTGTTCTGGAACAGCCAATTCCAGCCGCCCTCGGAGCGCGCGAGCTCGCCGGGGATGATGAGAGTCGACGTCGAAGGGTTGGAGAAGGTGGGATTGCCTATCACCCGGTCGAACGGGTAGGTCGTCGTGAACAGCGAGTCGCCGTAGACGGTGCAACCCGCCTGCACGCCGCTGACGGTGCCGAGGTACGGATTCAGGAGCTCGGCCGTGCCGATCACTTGGTTCCAGTTGGCGTCGCCCGGGATCACCACCGTTGCGCCGATCTGGCTCTGCGTGAATGTGCTTGCCGGAACCAAGTTTGATCCGACCGTGGCGTTGATGGAAAGCGTTACCGGTGCCGGGAGGGTGAATCCCTGCGTCTGCTCCCTGTAGACCACGGGCAGCGCGTTGTAGCCCTTCATCAAGGCCGAATTGAGCGCCTCCAGGCAATCCATGCGCTCGGGGAGAGAAAGCCTCGTAAAGTCGCCCGTTCGGGCGTGGCGGGCTATCCTGTGGAGTATCTGGATGGTCGTCATGGCCTAGCCCTTGGTCCTTCGGGGTTGGGTGTCCGGAACGACGTCCGGGAAGCCCCCGGCGCTCCCGAGCTGCTGCATGGCCACGTCGGCGTCGGCCTCGATCTGCTTGAGAAGGTCCGGCCGGCTGAATTGGCTCGACCGGGTGATGAAGCGTCGCGCGATCGGGAGAAAGATGCTCTCGGCGTAGTTGTGGGCGACCGGCAGCAGGCTCGCGGATCCGATGTTCCCGGACACGATCGTAGGAAAGAGATCAACCACCTCTAGGATGACATAACCATTCACATTCGGAACAGGCGCCAGCCACAGGTTGTACTGCTCGATGTCTCCGGCCGTCTGGCCGTTGTAGAGGCTCTCGATCCAGTAGGCGATGGGCGTTCCGGGCCCGGCCCCCACGTCCGAAAGCCCAAGGAATATCTGATCGAACAGGTCCAGCTCTCCCCGGCTCTCGAGCGCCGCCAATGGCACCGTGCCATTAAGTCTCACGGGGCCGAGAACGCCCTGCACGTTCTGCGTGATAGCATAGGCGGCGGTCCCGGCGTTGATGTAGACCTGAAGGGGGGTTCTGGTGAAGTAATCCTCGCCCGCACGCTGGAGCATCTGGCCGGCCGAATTGAGGGCGATGATGACGTCCTGCTGCGCCAAGGCGGGTGCCAGAGTGGGGTCTGTCCCCTCGATCCCGAGCTTGCTCAGGAGGTCATTGGCGGCGGCTTGGATCGTGAGCGACATCGTTTCATGCGGGCACTAGCTCTTCCTTCGGACCGGGTTTCTTCTTGAGGCGATGTGGCGCGTAACGCTCGACGACCCCCAGGGCCTTGTCCAGGGTGATCTCCTCCGGCGCGGGCGCGGGGGCCTGAACGGAGCCCGGGGCGATCATGACGGACGGGAACATGTTGCGGTAGATGGGCGAGTTGAACACCCGCTCGGCCGCCACGTTGAATTCCGATGCCTCTAGTTCCCGACCCTTGAAGAGATAGAGCTTATGGGGCACGCTCCAC